ATGTATAAAAGTACGAGTTTTTGGAAAGAATATATAATTTATCTAAATAAATGTAAGACTAATAATACAACACCTAAATCCACTAGTCAACGGATAAAATTTCATAGGTTGCAACATGGCTGGTCGCAAATGGATTTAGCTATAAAATTAGAATTAACTGAAACACAAGGAAGGTATTTGATAAAAGATTATGAAACCCGTGGTTTATATCCGCCACCGGAACTATCTATCAGATTATCTAAATTGTTTAATATTGGCACAAAATATTTCTATGATGAATACTATGAATTTTTAGATATGGATTATCCTAGAATTATAAAAAATTATAGATTAAAAAATAATCTTTCTAAAACTAAATTGGCTAAAATATTAAATACTACATATGAAACTATAACTAGATGGGAAAATGGTCAAAATATAAGTAGGCACTATTATAAAAAAATAAATAAATTAATACAATTAACTAAGGAGCCTTAATTGGCTCCTTTATTAATGACTTTATTTTCAACTTTTTCTTTATTTATAGGTATAAAATTTTTAAGTACTACTAATGTAGTTAATTTTTCATTTTCCATTTCTGTTTTATATATGCTAAAAATAATATAATTTTTTGTTGTAGTAGTATTTGATATAATTTTATCTCCTAAAAACCCTACTAATCCTTTCTCTAATATATTCGAACTTTGAGATTGCATTTGTTCTTTGGACCAGTTAACATACTCATTTTTACTAGGATTAGTAAAAACACAACTTAAAATTAAGATAGAAAGAATACTTACTATAAATATTTTCTTATTTTTACTCACTTGTCTATCCCCTTACACTAAATATTATCTTTAATTGTTAGCATAATGTTAAACATTTATTCATAATATTTATTTTATTGGTGGTGGCAGTTTAGTAACACCTGCCCAATATCCATTTTGATATTTTATATAGTTAATTGAATGGAATCTTTTTAAATTCATAAGATCTTCTAACTCATATCCAAATTGATTTAATTCATCTTTTAATTCCATATAATTTACCTTATCTGATCCTGATATAAGTATATATGAAGTATTTGCAGTTCTTAGTTTTTCTCTAATTCTTAATTGATTTATATACATAGTAGATAGTATAAATTTAACTCCAAATTTAGCTGTTTGGTCTAACTTGTTTCCTATAAATTGTTCAGAACTCTTTAATTGTGCTATTTCATCTGTAAATACAGTAACAGTTTTTCTTGCATACCTGTCTTTAATTCTCCAAGCCCTAGCCTGGGCACACATCCATATCTTAGTTAACCAATAAGTAGTCATTATATCTCTTTCTTCCGCTGTACTAAACATATTTTCGAGCATTTTTATGAATATAGCCTGATTTTTCTCCATCTCTTCTAATAAATTAATATTTTCACTGCAATCTTTCTTTAACATAAGTTCCATATAAGTATTAGATTTTAATTTTTGTACTCTATCTATAATACCAGTAATATAACTGGAATGAGTCCCTATGATTTGGGGTGGATTATCCTTAGTACCTTTAGACCATTCATCTAGTTCTCTTAAATATTCTACATACTCTTCTAAGTTTTCACTTTGATTCTCTGGGATTCTATCTATACATTCCTTTCTAAATTTATGATTTTGCAATATTTTAAACACATCTTTAATAGCTCCATTATTTATAAATGCAACTAAACTAGCTGCAGTTAAATATCTCTCCATTTTAGGAGTAAAATCACTATTAGAGACATTAATAGAATTTACTAATGTAATTAATTGACTTGTCTGTTTCTTTGCACTTTCATACTGTATAAATATATTATCGCTGTCAATGATCACCTCATTATATCCTAATCCTTGAAGCTTAGTATGGTCATATAGATTAATTTCTAATACCTTATTGGATGGAATACATGCCTTTATATCATCACTTAAAGAACAATTTTCTATATAATCTAAAACTATAACACATTCTCCTGCATCTATGCTATTTCTTGCTATATTACCCATAAATGAAGTCTTTCCACTTCTAGTTGGTCCCACTACTGTTACTGCTAAATTTTTATAATTTTTATCTATAGTTAAATAAGCATTTTGTTTACTTCCTTTATATTCATTTATGCCTATCAACTTAGTACCATTTCTTAATTCTTCCGGAACTTCTGTTTCTAATGTATTTATTTTCTCTATAGCCTTATGCTGTTGAAGCAAATCCCTTCCCGGAAGCTGTAAAAGATTTTGGCATTCTTCTGTACTTAATTTATTTTCTTCAACTCCTGTTATTTTAAAATCTGTAACATAGAAAGTATTCTTTTTAGGTATCTTTTTATATGTTAAGTCATTGTCCTCTGATACAGTATTGTATCCTTCTAGAACTGCTACAGCGTTATTTTCCTGTCTTTTAACATCTTTACTTTCCGATAATATAAGCATTTGTGTATTAAGTACTATAGCATCTTTTTTATTTACTGTATTTCTACTTAATTTTTTCTTATCCTCTAACATTAAACTAGATACAGCTATTTCCGCTAATGTAGGACCTTCTTTCTTCTTTTCTGCTCCAACAAACTCTCCTATAGTATCAAATAGGTCTTGTGCCAAATTAACTAATAAAATTATTCCTTCTTTTATGATATATTTAACATTAAATTTTTCCTTATCTATAGGCTTATTTTCTTTAATCTTATCTATTGTGTCCTGATATTCCTTTCTCCACCCCCTCTGAACTACGGGTATAAAATTATAAAATATACCTACTCTATCTCCTTCTTGCATTATATCTAATACATTAAGTATAGAATTTAGAGGTTCATTAGACTTTTTATTTATATTTAAGGAAAGAGCATCTTCTTTAGAATAATTTAGTTGATATTTAATAGCCTGTTGTGAAAATTGTTTTACTTGTGTAACTTCTTCTATAGTAACTTTTGGCCATGTTTCTGTAATTTTTTCTCTTATAAGTCCTAAATATCTTTCTGGAATTATAAAATAAAAGTCTACATTATTCTTTTGTATGTCTATCATATATGAACATTTTACCGGAGTTTCTATAAAGAATTTCTTTTCTTCCCTGTGAATCCTTTGAGATATGGTTTTATACATATATTGAATAGCCTTAGCTATATTAGAACTGTTATAATTTCTTATACTTGTATCTGGTGTGAGTTTAAGTATTTTATATATAGGTTTTTGTATTTGAAAATAATCTTTTAAAGTCACAGATTTTATTTTCCTGTTGAACATATAGCAGCAACCACCCAATAAATTACTACAGAAAACTTAGTTAACTTTCCGCCTTTTTTATATCCACATAGATATGCTAATATTCCACCTATACCTACAAACATACATATCCAATATGCATTAGTTGATAATACATCTAATAACTTACTTCTGAATACAAAAGTATTTTGTGGTGCATTATATTGACCTCTTTCTATAAATTTTTGTATCCATTCCATATATATTCCTCCTTAAAAAATTCCCTTAATTAAATCTAACATCCATGGAAAAATATAAAGTGCTGCAAAAGCTAAAGCATATTTCATCATTATTTTAGCAATGGACTTTGTATCCCCTTGCATTAAACTTTTGATTATATCTATTATGCATCCTACAATACATATCCAATAGCCTATTTTTCTAACTATACCTAATATGGTGTTTCCTGCTTTATCTATCTTACCTAAATCCCCTGCTGCAGAAACTGCATCTTGAACATAAAAAAGACTTCCTAGAATAAATACTGCTTGTTTTTTTAATCTATTATCTGCATTTATATGTTTTGCAACTAATTCCATGTTTGAATTATATTTAACTCTTTGTTTGTTCTTAAAATCTTCTACTTTAGTGTTAGAATAAATAACACAAATTTTCATATTCCCTCCTGAATAAAAATTAATTATTGGCAGATACTATAAATAAACAAGTAAATCTGAAAGAAGGTTTTAACATGTCTCCACTATTTTGGCTTGGTGCAGGTATGATAATTGCAACACATATAATTGAAAAATTTTAAATGTAAATTAAATATTAATATTTGTATAAATGCACCTTAAATACACAACTTTCCTAATCTGTTTGCATAAGCTAGAAGTGTAGTGTAGCGTAACACAAGTAAGCGTAGCACACTTTTAGCGACATGGGATAAGTCTAGCCTTCTGCTAGGCTTTATTTTTATCTCTTTTTAAAGGCTTACAGCTATGCTTTTATAGCCATACAACTTCACTTCGCATTATTTTATTATTTTTTTAATTCCTCCTCATATAAAATTTTTATTGGTAATGTGCCTTTTAAAATGTCTTTAACTACTGCAGCTGGATTACTAAATTTTAATAATTTGCCATATAGCTGTAATTCATCTAGATCACTTTTCCTAAATTCTAAGACAACTCTTAACCTATCTGCCATCATTGTCACCTCCTGGATACATTGTATTTATACATTTAAATCTTCTAGTACAATTAGGAAATATAACTGTATACAATGTTTAAACTGTATTCTTTGTTGTCTTTTAATATATCCTATGCACCCTTGGCGTAAAAGTTTCCAATTTATTTGGAATTTAATAAAATTATTTGTATTATTCAAAATAAAAAATATGGCACTAGTCTAAGTACCATATATCTTCTACTTTCTTATTTAATTTTCTAGCAACCTCTAAAGCTATTTCTAATCTAGGTCTACTCCTATTACTTTCCCAATTATTATAATTTTTAATATCAGCTCCTATTAATTTAGAAAATTCTCCTGGATCCATCATATATTCTCTCATGCGTATAATTCTAAGATTGTTTTTAACCGCCATACTCCACCTCAAATATTTAAAATCTATTGTTTCTTAAGTTGTTGGTGTTGTCAATGCTTTTTCGATATTCCAACCTTTTTTAATTCTATAATATACTGCATCATAATTCATGTTATATTCTTTACACCACTCAGCCAAAGTTTTTGTTTTGTTTTTAATAGTAAAAAGTATATTATTTCTTCTATTATTTTGCTGTTTTTTAATAGTAATCCATCTGCAGTTTTCAGGAGAATAATTAGCATTTACATCAATTCTATCTATAGTCAAATTTTCATTATAGCCATTATAAAAAGCCCATTGAACAAAATTCTCAGGCGCTATCCATTTATCACAAACTTTTATACCTCTGCCACCATAATTATCATAATATGGATTTTTAGGATTATTACATCTTTGTAGCATATCTGCCCATACCTTATATATTCTTGTACCAAATAAATTATGTTTAGTCATTCTTGCTTTAACTATATCCTTATTTAAACATCCGCATGATTTTGTTTTACCTTTTCTTAAGTTAACACCATATACTACAGTTTCATTACCGCACTCACATAAACACTTCCACTTAGTTAAATTAGATTTATAATCAATACCGTATTTTTCAATAACTGTTAATCTTCCATACTTGTTTCCAGCCAGATCAATTAACTTTCCGATAAACTATTCCTCCAATAAATTAATAACTATAGAAAATACCACCCCATTCCAGTATATGTAATTATTCTTCAAAAGATCTAAATTTCCTTTTTTAGCTTGTATATATCTATTTAGATAATTAGGTATATAACTATTAGCTATATTTTTACTATACATAAATAGATAGTGTAACTAATTATTCATAAAGCTATATATAATGTTGTTTATGTTATATTTGAATATATAACTATGTTTAAAAGAACACCCAACTAAAAATAAGTAGATAACTTTATAGAAAATAGAATATTGTAAAAATAAAAATAACTTTTGATAATAAAATGGTACTCTTTTTATTATCAAGTTAAAGTAACTTCAATCGATTATGAAATTAAAGAATAGTTTATAATTTTATCCATATAAAATTTATATTAGCATCAAAATTTTGATTAGATTGGAGTGGAATTATGATAGATAATATTATCAATTCTCAACGATATTTAAATATTAACAATAAAAAAAATAATATAGAACAGAATGATCAATCTGAAGATAATAAATTTGAAAAATATCTTTCTGATTATGTACCAAAATATACGGGCGACGAGGGTATGCCAAAAAAATGTGATTATAAAGAAATGACAGTTTTTGAAAAACGTATATTTGATGACTATATGCAAACTGATTTTTTATATGGAGTTTCTTATGAGGATTTCAAAAAAACTCTTTGTGGATTTCCTCCTGTTGATGCTCCAAAATCTATAATAGAAGCTTATCAAAATACTATATCAAAATATCCTGAAAATCAACGTAAAAAAATTATGGGTGAACTTAGTTATTTAGAATCACCAAATGATAATTTAGATATGGGAACTATCATAAGAAATGCTGTAGACCATTGTAAATTAGTTGAAATCATAACAGGTCAAAGCCAAATACATAGGGAAAACTTATATGAAGATTTTTTAAATGAATTCAACAAAGTTAACACAATAGATGATTCTCATAGAAAAACAACATTGTAAAAATAAATAGTTAATAAAAAGATCCCATTTCATATTCAGCAATGGGATCTTTTTAAATAAGGAAATTTCTAATAATGCTTAAATTATGTAACAACTTTATGTGTGATTAAATTTATTATATCTGGATATAATAAAAACAGCCCAAGACACTATACCAATATATATAAATCCACGCAAAAAGAACCCCGTTTATTGGGGTTCTTTTGTATTTTGGAGAAGGTCAATACCTTATAGAAAATCTTATATTTAGTATTCTACAAATGTAAAAAATTCCTTTGAATAATAAAAAAATAATCTTTTTTCTTTTATCTAGTAATCGTTATTAAAATCAATTATCATATGGTATGGTATAACCACAATTGCGACACGCCATATACACTAGTTTGCCATGGAAATCATGAAATGGCTTAAAATCATGACCTAAATAATCGCAACATTTATGATTTTCTCCTCGCCCAACCGTAGCACCACATCTTGGGCAACTTTCTGCTGCATAAGCACTAGATACATTTACCCCAAGTATCAATGCTGTTAAAAGACCAATTACAATTTTTTTCATTTAGTCATCCCCCTTTATATTATTTTATCTGTTAAATCATTTTAACTTAACAGATTCTTATTATATAATTTCTACATTTATATAGTTTTTCCTTTATAATTTTTCCCAAATATTCATACATTTTACATCATTTTTCAATAAAATAATACAAAAGTGGTACTACCAAAACATAACACCAATATAGAAAATTCCATACAAAAAGAACCCTATTTATTAGGGTTCTTTTTGCTTAAGCAAGGAGGTCTATAATTAACCTATTGGGAAGCCGTTATATTTAATATTCTATAAATGTTAAAAAATTCCTTTAGATAATAAACATAAAACCCTAAAAGTTAACCCTCTAGAGTTTTTTATCTATATGTCTAAGATTGTTTTTCTTCTTCATTTAGATCTAATACTTTTGCTGCATTGTTATCATATAGCTTTAGAAGCGCCTCTGTTATTATATTTGGAGTATTTTCCCCCATTATTACCTTTACTTTTATATTTTTTTTATTCATGATTACCTCCTATAAATAAATTTAAAATCTATTACATTAATATAATCATTTATTTTTCTTTAATGTTTATTAATTATTCATATTTTATTGTTTTAAGTGACTATAATTATAAAATAGTTATTTTAGTATTAGTTATCTTCTACACTGTTATTTGTGGTAAATGGCATGGTAAATATTCCTATGTCTAATTCTGTTTTTGCCATTTCTTCATTCAATTGCTCCATGCTATGGATTCCATAACGCTCATTAAGAATTTTCCAAAGCCTTTTCATTCCTTCGCTCATTTTTTACCTACCTTCTTCTTCGTTTAGATTTAATACTTTTGCTGCATTGTTATTATATAGCTTTCTTTTCAAGTTCTGATATTAAATACTCAAGCTCTTCAGTTGTTAGCATTTCTACTAATGCATCAGCTAATGCTTCTGAATATTTATCTTCTAAAATGCTCATATCATTTGGTAAAATCAAAGTTACTTCATTCATAATTAAACCTCCTGAAAATATTATTAATATTTAACAACCTCATACCACACTTATTAAAATTTTATAACTAGCTATTAGTAAATAAAAAAGATTATAATACATACAAAGTATAGAAGAATATTTAAGTGCAAAATTTCCTATTAACCACTTTAATCATTGCAAATGCTAATCTTTTTTCTAACATATTTTTTATATTTTCTATATTTTTAAAATATTTGTTACACGTCCATCCTATACTTATTTTTTCTTTTAACATATCATAGTATCTTTCAAGTTGTTCTAAACTTTTATAAAATTCTATTAACTCCTCAATAGTTATCTTAAATGAAGCTTTTGGCAAGCCAATACTTGTAGCATTATCTTGAGTCCATCCTTTATCTTTTTTAAAATTTTCATTAGCAAATTCTATATAATTGTCCAATTCATATAAATAATTTTTATTCTCTTCTATTTTTTTCAGTAAATTATTAAATACACTTGCCTTTATCTCTTTAAATTGAAATTCATTAATATGATTTTGTACATAACTTAATAAATGATATAACCAGTTCATCCCCTCTGTTGGATATTCATATTCTAAACAACTGCTTACTTCTATATATACTTTTGTTTTATTTAGATCCACTAAATGTCTTAAATCTACTATATATTTATCATTCATTAATCATCCTCCTAAAGTATAATATTTTATAAATGTTTCTATTTTTTTCAATGATTTCCCTTTAATTTATACAAAAAATAAAAAAGAGGTACTTCCATTACAGAAGTACCTTTAAAATTAATATCTTATATATTTTTATTTCATATACTATTTCTTTATTATTTTTTTGAATATATTTTATTTTCCACCTATAAATTTAGCAACTTGTAAACTATTTTTATAACAATACCACAAAGCTACTACTACTAATACATAAATAAATATATAAGATATAATGTATATTTTAACTATAAATTGTTTTTTATTAAATTTATGAATATTATGCTTTAATTCAGATTCATTTGGATTAAATTCCTTCTTATATATGGTTATTGATTCATTAAAGTCCTCTTTTATATCCTTATTTTCTATAATTATTAATGTTATATATGCTATACCGTAAATCATTAAGTAAATTATACCAACAATAGAACTCCATTTTATAACATTAGCACTTTTCCCTACAATAGAACCTACTATTAATAATATAATAGAAATTGAATTTTTATATATATCCTTCACTATATTAAAAGCTTTATTTTGCAATTTTTGAGTTGTACTTTTAATGCTTTCTTTAAGTTTATATTTTTTCTCAAAATACTTATCTATGTTTGAGCTTAAAAACATTTCCCAATTATCATTTGTTGAATCATATATCCATTTACTATTTTCTAAAATAATTCTATACTTTTCTCCTTGATTTCTACATACAATTAAACTTCCAATAACATTTCTTAATATGCTAAATTTATCAATATTATTACTATCATAAATTAATTCAAAACATTTAAATAACCACTTATATTCTTCATTTTCTACTTTGAAATCATACAAATTGGGTATTTCTATATAAATTCTTTTTATACTATTTATTATACATGTAATTTTATTTTCTTTTAATTCCACATAGTTAGATATATACATTAAAATTAATATACTATTAATTCTTTTAAAAGCATTGTTGATTTCTTTATTATTACCTGATTCTAAATATAAAATTTGGGGTGAGTATTTATGTTGTATATTTATCCAATTACAAGTTGATTTTGAAACATTAATAAAATTAAATTCTTTTCTTAAAATATTGCCTTCTATATTTTTACTAGTATATGTATCACAATTACAAATAATAAAAAAATCATTTTCAATAAATAAATCCTCTTCTTCTATAATTAGAACTGTACTTTTTTTATAATTTGTAGAGGTAAATTCAAAAATTTCATTGTACATCCAATTTTCTTCTATATCACTTATAAATGATTTTAATTTCCCATATATATATATTTTATTTTTCTTATGCTCATTTTTATCAAATTTAATTTCAATATCTAATTCATCTTGGGATATAGATTTTATATCCTCTATAAATTCTTCTATATCCTCTTGTTTTAAATTTTTAAATTTTATATAGCAATCCTCTATTTGGCTATTCGTAGTAATATTTATAGAAAAATTTTTATCTTTCAATTCTAAAAATAAACTATTCAATTCTTTAAATATTATTTTATTTTTTATTATCTTATCTTTTATTATTAAAGTATTTTTCTTATCAATTAAATCCATAGAAATATTAAATACTCTACATATAAAATCAAAATGTTTTTTAAGATACAACATAATATCACCTCCTAACGTTTAATTGTTTCATAAATTATTTTAGCATAAAAGCTACTTTAAACTTATCTTTTTTAAATTTTTTATTACCATATCATAACTTCCATCTTCATGTTTTGTTACATCTATTTTCTCTTTATCATCCATAGCACTTGTACTTCCTTCAACAATAATACCAGTATCTGTTTCATATCTTGCTTGATTAAACTTCCTGTTAAAGTAATCTTTATCTTTTTCAAATTCAAAGTCCATTTTATTATCTACACATAAATCTATAAATTCTTCTTTTTTTAATTCATCATCATTTATTAGATTTGAAATTTGTATTACATCAATTTCATGGTTACTATTAATATAATCTCTAAATAATCTATTTTTTTCAAGAGTAATTTTAGGATCATTTTCATAAACTTTCTCTATATATAAATTTACAGTTTTAAATAAATTAATTAAATTATCTTTAGGTTGATTTACTAATTCACAATTTAAAAATTTAATTTTGAAATAATCTGTACCGCTGGGCTTATTTTTATCTAATAATACTAAATCATAATCTTTATCCTCATTAACTAAATTTGTACTAGAAATAAATGCTCCCTTTTCTAATTTTTGTTTAGGATTAGGTACACCCGTATCTTTAAAAATTAAATCCATTTCCATTTTCCCATTCACACTTACTACTTCTTTTAATTCTATATTCTCCACAAAATCAAGCTTTAATATACCTAATGATTCAATATTGTCTTTAGTAAAAATAGTTATTAATAGATATGTAGAACTTCCATTTGTTCCTAACATAGCCTCCCCTAATTTCTCTGTTATTTCTTTTGAAACTTGTATAAAATTATCCTGATTCTTTTTTAGTAAATTATACTCTTGTGATATTATATTATCTTTTTTATCTAAAAATTTAGCTATCTTTCTTCCTTCTGATTTTAGGGACCTTTGTATATGATTTACAATGAAATTTCTATTTTTATTGTTGCTTACATCTAGCTCATTATCATATGTTTTTACTTCAATCTTCCCATCATTTTTAATTGTATGTATAATTGCTCTTTCTATATTTATAATTCCTGTAGTATTGTCCATTTTTATCCTCCCTAAATACTATTCTTGTATTTTATTACTTATAACAGTATAATAGGGATATAAGTAATGAAATACAATTGATTTCTAGAAACCACTTTGACACCAATCAGCAGTGGTTTCTTTTTTTATATGTTTAATGTTAATATTTTCATCTTTTGTATGTTATTCTACAAATTATTATAAATTCCTTCAAAAAATAAAAAAATAGGTAACTATAGCATAAAACTACAGTTACCTCTAAGAATTAATATCTTATATATTTAGCATATATATATCCACCATGTGGAGGATAATAAATATGTATCCAATCTCCTTCTTTACGGTATAATTGTACTTTTGATCCATTAGGTAAAGCACCTAATACTCTACTAGATGTAGATTTCTTTTCTCTAATATTTACACCACTCGGTGTATTTATTGTACCTGTTTTACCATCTAAATTAATCCAACTATTATTATTTGTAGATGGTTGACTTGGTATAGGTGTTACATTTGAAGATACCCCTAACACACCATTTACTATTGCTTTAGCAATTCCACTCATTCCACATTTATTAAGTATGGCTACATCTCCAGAACTATCTATAAAACATACTTCTATATAAATTGTTTTGGCTTTAGTTCTTTTAGTTAGTGCCAAGGGTTGGTCTTTAATTCCTCTATTTCTAAAACCTAAATTATTTAATTGCTTTAATACTCTATCTGCTTCTACTAAATATTTACCACCATAAGTATACACTTCTGATCCATAACCACCTACTGTAGTATTAAAATGTATGCAAATATTTAAATCTGCATTTACTGAATTACATAAAGCTACTTGTTTATTTAAACTTTCTTGTAATGTTGATGCATAATCTACTCTACATATATTAGTGCTATGTCCTCTGCCTCTTAATTCTTTATCTATTTCTCCTACTAGTTGCCTTGTTAATACTTCTTCTTTTAATCCGCCTATTCCTCTAGTTCCTACATCTCCACCGCTTAATGTATGTCCTGAATTTAAATTAAATAACATAAAACATTCCTCCTAAAATTTAATAAAAAAAGAACAGGCATTAATCCTGCTCTTTACTTTCCTTAACCGCTTGTCTAGCTGAACTTTGTCCAAAGTAAAACCCTATTATTAATGTAAATACACTCAAAAATTCTGTACTTGATAAGTTTCCTTTTGTGCTTAAAATACAAAATACTATAGTAGTTAATAGTGCTATTATTTTTTTAATCTGTAGAAATTGCTCTAAAAACTTCATTTAAACACCTGCCTTTCTATTTAAAAATATTGTGTTGGATTGCATAAAAAAAGAAGCTTACTAAAGCTCCTACCGATACTCCTATATACCATTTCATTATGCTTACTAATTGTTTTAACTGGTCACATAAATTTTCAATTTTAGTATCTGTCCTAGATTGATTCTGTTCTATTTTATCAATTCTTTCCGAATGATTATTAAGTCTAATATCATGTACATTTATTTTTTCCTCTATTCTTTTATGCTTTTCTTCCCAAACTTTTAATTCCACATTACACCTCCAAATCTATAATGAAAAAAGAACTTGTATTAAACAAGTTCTTTTAAGCTCTATGTGCTTATGATTACTTTATCACATGCTCTACCATTAAGCTAACTTCCGGCAACCCACACATAGAGCTATTAGCATAAATAAAATATTCATGCCTAACCACTTCCTTTCTAAATTACCTTTAACAAAATCAATGCAATTGCTAATACAAGCACCTACAATTGATTCTGCTATTTGCTGAATTGTATATAATGTCAAGAAAGTATAGTGCGGAAGTATTGGAATCGAACCAACATCATGAGTAAACTTAACAATTTATCTTAATAATAACATAAAAATAGGCAAAATAAAAAGACCTAATGGTCCCTACTTTGCCTTTATGATTTATTTAATTGTGTTGCTATAATAAGAATAATGAGAATTAAAAAAGCACTTTTTATAAGTGCTCTTTAATAATATGTCATATTGTGTATTTAGTCTATTATTGTCTGCTTAACATACCCTTTTGATAGTTTCTAATTCATGACTTACTATTTTCAGAATAAAATTTTAAAGCTTCTCCAATAAATTTAGATGAACCATTGCTATATTTCTCATCAGTTACTTCTTGCAACATAGAATCTGATAAATAGAGTTCTGCCATATAGCCCCAATGATTCTCTCCCTCATCCACTTTGTATAATTTTTGACTTTTTTTACTTTCATCTGATATTTCTTCAATGATTTGTTGAATCTCTTTTGAAAAAGGATCTTTACTTAAGTCAGATGTAAGCTTTTCATATAGTCCTTCTACTTTAGGATGCTTATCTCCCAAATAATTTTTTAGAGCTTCTCCAATAAATTTAGATGCACCATTTCCATATTTCTTATTAACTACTTCCATCCATCCAGGATATACCAAATACATTTGTATCATATAGTACCAATGATCATCTCCATTATCCATTTTGAAAATTTCATAATCTTTTTTAGCTGTATTTGTTATTTCTTCAGCAATTTGTTGAATTTCCTTTGAAGAAGGATCTTTACTTAAGTCAGATACAAGCTTTTTATATAGTTCTCTTAATTTAGGATGCTTATCTTCTAAAAAATCTTTTTTAAATACATCATATTTTTCTGCTAAAGTTAATATATCACTATTAAGATTTTTCTTTATAGCTTTAGCATATTTCTCAATACTTCCATATTTCTTCATAGCCATTTTAGCAATTTCATCTTCCTTAGATCTACACTTTTCAATACATTCATTATATTTATCTACACTACCATAAATTCTAATTACCTTATCCTCGTGTTCTGTTTTAAATTCTTCCAATACATTAAAATATTCACTCATATCAAATTCTTTAAAATTCATTGTGCTTTCTCCTTTTAATGTTTTATTTATAAGCTTTATTAAGCCATCCAATCTTTTGCGTTTTAACAAAAGCAACTTTTTCTGATTTTTTAGTGCTTGCATTTTATCAAAGTATGGGCTCGACATTATCTCTTTAACATCTTTTAAAGGTATATCAAGTTCCTTAAAAAATAAAATTTGTTGCAAGGTTTTAAGAGCTTCATCGTCATAAAGTCTGTAAGCTGCTTCTGTTATTTCACTTGGTTTTAATAATCCTATTTCATCATAGTAATGTAGTGTACGTATACTTATTCCTGTCAAATCCGAAACTTGTTTTACTGTTCTCATTGCTACACCTCAAAGTTTAATTTTAGGGCTATCACTACTATCTAATACTCCACCGGCTATGAGTTTTTGTTGATATAGATAAGCTCTACATATATATTGCACTATGACGTGGCGTTAGAGTCAACACTTTTTCAAAAAAATTTAATCCTAAAAATCCTTAATATTGCTTAAATATTTGTTTACAGCTATTATTGATATTTGGTACGCATAGTTTATCTATTGTGTAACAACTTTTTCTGTAGTATCTTCTTTAGCAGTTGGGTTAACTTTAACCAGATTGCTATACTGTTCTATAGCAATCTGGTTAAAGGTATAGAATACATTTAGTTTATTATTCATATCTTCCTTTTCATAGTAATTATTATCAATTAAATTTTTTAATAAATCATATAATATCATATTATTTACCTTCCTTTTCAAACCAGAAGGGCGCTCATAATAAGCTGAAAATTTTTGATTAACAGGTATTATGGATTTAATATTACTTTCTTGCTCCACATTACTTCTTATACTTTCTGCTTGAACTCTTATTCCACAAGCTAAAGTACTTGTAACAATAACTGAAAGTGCCATTAAACATGCTATTATTCTCTTTGATTTCATAACATATTCACCCTTCTAAAATGCTTTACTTGTATAGTCTATATTATAGTTATTCTACGTAAAAATGTAATTTCCATTCCATATATGTGATATATATGAAACTTTTTTTGCATTTTAAATAAAATTATAATAAAAAGACTATCTGAAATCTTGCATTTCCTTATCATAATTTTTTCCTAAATCATAAAAGAAGTTCATATAATAATTATACAAACTTCTTTTATAAATTCCTAAACCTATTATTTAATTATAAAATTGGTACTATTCTTATTGATACACATTTTGAATTGCTACCGGCTCACTGTCAACGTAATAATGTACTTCTGCTCTTGTCCAATCATTATATGTTCCAAACCCAGCTCCATATCTTCCTCTTGTAGTTTTATCACTGCTAAGCATATCCACTTCTGTATTTCCATCATAAAATATTACTAGAGTTTTAAAATAATGAGTATCACCATCATATGAATTTATTTCAGTGTGAACTTGATTATAACCATCTTGATAAGTATTACATTTAAAATCTGACTTATTTATACGCCTACTTAAAGTAGTTAAACTCTGCGTATTATTTGGCATAGTAGATGCAGCTTTTACATTTGTAAAAGCTAAACCAGAAGATAAAATAACTCCACATAAAGTAGTAGTTAAAAACTTAATTTTTTTGTTCATGAAATCATTTCCTTTCCTTCAAAAATGTGCAATAAATATTACACTGTAAATGTTAACACTGTAGGAATTAAATGTAAAATTTTGAATTCAATCATATTTTGAATTTATTCATTCAAATCTACTGTTATATCCAAAAATACAGTTAAATTGATATTTCTTAAAAATATTGCATAAATTATCATGACTTTTTATAAAGTTAATCAACTTCATAATTTTTTTGCTTTAAGTAAATTTATTTCTACTCAGTTTTAAACTTCTTTTGTATGTTCTAATATATAATCCTCTATAGCTTTTCTATAATCTTTATTAGTTACATCATCTAGGATGTATACCTTACCTGTCTTTGGATTTAAACCTTCATCTACTATTCTCTCCGCACATATTCTTACTATCACCATATTAACTTCCATTATAAAATACCTCCATCTAAATTATTGTCTGCTTGTAAAAGCAATTGATTTTCTAATTCTTGCTTTTCTCTTTTTAATTTCTCTTCTTCTGTTTCTATATGTGGTCTGTCTTCTAATATTAATTCTTTAGTTTTCACATTAACACCTTTGACAATTTTACCATCTAACTCACCAAACTTTGTAATTATATAGGGCAGTCCAACTGGTGAAGTATGTGGTAATAAATCTCCTTCAGCATCACCTGTATTTAAAAATATTTTACCTGTATTATCATAAATTATTAAAGAACCTCTTTTCATTTTTCCTCCTTCTATTCTGTTATAAAAAAATAAATTCCTCCAATACAAATTCCTTTGGGCGTAGAATAAAATTCGTTTGGTATTGTTATTATAAGTCCATTATTTTCAATTTTTACATTAATTAAATATTGATTCAAATTACTTATATTGTTACGGGCATATTGACTTAAATTAAATTTAAATTCTTCTGTACTTGCAAACCAAGAATCGTAATCGCTTCTACCGTTATCACCATACATGTTAATAAAAATAAATATATTTTGGGGTATAAATTTTAAATCTTTTAATTCATATATTAGTTTCTCATTTTGAAAATCTATTTTACCTTTAGCCCATTTTTTACCTGTACTAACTTTGCTAATATTTTTTATTATATCTTCCCATTTGCTTTCTTTTGTAATCTGTAGACTTTTATCTAATTGCAATAATGCGTCTACAGTATTAAATTTTACATTATTGCCAGAAGTAAAAACCTCATTAATTGCACTTACTAAATTTGTTTTATTGATAGTTTTTAAGTTATCTTTATTACCTGTTAGTGTCGTAATATCTGCCAATTGTAACTCTACAGATTCACCAGAATTAGTTTTAATATCTTCTGCTTTTAATTCTATTGCACCAGTTTTACTGTTTACAGAGGTCACTGGGATTTTAATATTTTTTATTTTATTTTCAAGTATTTCAATTTCAGACTTTTTAGCAAAAATTATAGTTGGATCTATCTTAAGAGTTATATTTTCTGTATTAGAAACTGTTAATACCATTTTCATTATCAGCTCTTTTGTACTGCCATCTTCAGCAAGTGGTTTATAGCTTTCTGCACATTTAGCTATAGCTAACATATTATTATCTTCATCAAATACCCCATATTCCCTAATCATAAAGCCGCCAACATTTGCAGGAATCATCATCTCTACATTTATCCAATTAGGATTTTTCTCATCTATAGCCACATGAGTTATATTACCTTCCCATACTGTATTGATTAAATCTTCTTGATCTTCTCTTGGATTGTAATAAGATCCTCCACCATCCCCAACTTTCATTTTTACAAAGTTAATTTTACTTCCAAATCCAGCACTATTAGCTATTTTAGCTTTACCTATTTCTGTAAGTAAAGTATAGAATTTTTCTGCCAAGTTTATCCCTCCTCTTTTGGATATGTTATTATAGTTTCTAATCCTGCATTCTGTGCTAATGCTATTTCTATGTTTCCAGTAGTTTCAATATTGTTTGGTGTCCATGGATATACAGTTATAGTTTCTCCACTAAAAGAAGTTGCTCCAATATATAAATTACTTTCTGTCAATGAAATTAGCTTATATTTAACAGACAAATGAGAAGGTTTAATTTTTTTAACTTCTTTATACAAGTCTTCTAAACTTTTAGGGAATCCCTCTCTACCAGTTAATTTAACTTCAAATGTATAAGGAGCTATGTCTTCTGTTATCAAAATATCTGCTCCAGTATAATTCTTAAGGATCAAAGCCATCCTTTTAGGATTAATTGCATATCTACTCTGTAATTTAGCTATTACTTTTCTTCTTCTACGATCTATTTCTTCAGTTGGATTATTTACTACATTTACTGCTTCTTCCCAATAAATTAATCCCCACGTCGCAGTCTGTGGAAAGAATTGTTTTAATATATCATTTGCAAGTAACTCAGCAGTATCCCATTCATAGCCTATAGCCTCAAAAATAGATTGTATCACTTTACTTTGTTCATAAACAGGTGAAACATATGTTATCATTTCTTTTCCTTTTTTGGACTTTATCATTGTATGTTAGTCACCTCACCTATTACAGCTACTTGATCTATAAGTTTAATATTCTCAGTAATCCCATTTACAGTTAAGTTTTTAAAATCTTCTATTCCTTCCCCCGTAAGAATCATAGATCCAACTATAGTGTGAATTGCAGTGTAAAGTATAGTTCCTCCTATAGGTATTCCCGATAAATACTTGCTTAAATTTTCTTTTAAACTATTTAACACTATCTCAGAATTAAAATCTTCTTTAAATTTAAAATTAGCTTTTATATCAATAACTAAAGTAATTGGAGTATCTATTGTTGCAATAGCACCTATAGGAGCTTTTCCACCTCTATTTTCTTCTCTTGGGACTATTTCATATATATAATTTTGCACTTTATCTATAAGTTCTCTGGTAGCAGGCTTATTATTTTTATCTAATATTAATACTTTAACTGTCCCCGGACCATCCCATTCATCTATTACATATGCATAACCAACACCATCTACTTCCTTAGCCCATTTTTTATAATGTTCATTATTACCACTTGTAGCTTCATTTTTATATTCTTCTAAAACTCGTTCCCTATAATGTTCTTCATCTTCTAAGTCAGTTCCACCTGTAAACTCCTCTTCATTTGTAATACTCTCTATGCCATTAATACGATCTATAAGTACAGTTATTGTGTTTTTCAGTACATTTCCTATAGTACCTGCCTTAATACATTCAGCTTTAACATAAGCCACTCCTGGTTCATCAATAACTTTATTCTCTGTAAACTTAAAAACAACAGATTCAGAATCATCTGTTGCTACAGTTCCTATTAATTTATCTTTGTATATATTAGTACCTTTTCTTCCTATAACTTTTATAACTCCTATAGATTTAGTAGGAAGGTTTTTAAATACCCCTTTACATTCTCCTAAGTATTCAAGCCACACACCGTAACTAGTTTGTGGGAATGCTAACCTTAACATATTCTGTAATTGAACTTGCATTAAACTTGCTTTTTCCTCTGCGGTAGGTCTTGTATTATCCCAATAGAAATCTCCCTCAATGGTAGATACATTAGGCGGTGCTTTTTCTAACATTCTTTCATGTATGGTATCAGCATCTTCCTGTAAAAACTCTGGAATAAGTAAATCCCTTTCCAATCATATCACCACACTTTCAATTCACTATGCAGCATAAACTTTTCTTCATCTATAGTTATAATTTCAAACTCATAGTAAACTTCTTCTTTGTTTTCAGACCATTTAAAAATAAAATTATCAACGTCTTTAGTCCTTGGATGTACCATAAGAGTTTCTTCTGTCATTCTCTTTATCTCTAGTTCCATTGCATCTTTAGAAATATCTTGACCAATAATATTTTTAAACTCCTGACCATATAAATCTGAATAAGCTAATTTGTATCTTGGTGTGGCCATAGCTTTATAACACCATTGTACATAAGCTTCTAAATCATTAGCCTTAGCTATAGTTCCATCTGGATTAGTAACAAACTCTCCTGTTTTAAAGTCAAATAAATAAGAACCTTTAAAATCTATAATAGTTTCTTCTAATTCTTCTATATTATTTTCTTCTAAGTTGACATCCTCTGGGAATAAATTAGGCATTTACAACCCTCCCAACTACAACAAATTCATTTCCTAGTAAAGCAACTAGCACCCTATCACCTTGACATAATGCTTTTAATTCCTTAGGGATTTTAAAGCTATGGCTATGGGAATGTTCTCCTGCTGTTTCTGTATTATATTCATTCTTCATTTTTAAATAATCCAACATCATGTAATCTTGTATTTCATATTTAAAATTATCTAATTTAAGCCCACTAAAAGTTATAGTTGCTAAATCTAATCCTATATAAGAAATTGCTTCATTAACTGCTCTATTTGTATTACCTTTTATCTCTCTTGCTATTTCATTAAATATTGTCTCCACTATAGAATTTCCTCCTTATATAATCCAAATTAGATAAAGTTAAATCCATTCTTCCAGTACTACCTAGATTGTGGGTAACATCTATAACATATAATATCTGTCCATTAACACTTACCTTATCTCCTGCTCTAATACTGTTTATATCTATACCAGATATATGTGCTGTTTCTTCTCCAGTATTAAATAAAGCATCTGCTCTTTTTCTTCCTTCAGCACTGCTTTTTATTTTTTCATCTTGCACTAGTTTTTGTATTGTTCCATACTTACTCGTATCTTTTTTATATACACCAGTAACAGGAGTTTTCTTATTTTCCTCCTGCTTACCTAATATCTTAACTTGTGTAATCATTCCTTCTAGACTACTTTTAAGATTTATATCCTCTGCTATAGTTTCTAATCGCCATACTGTTTTATTACTACCTAACTGTATTATATTTAACTTATCTAACATTCTAAGTTTATAAAGATTTCCACCCTTTTGAGCAGTTTCTTTCAGATCCTTTATCATCATTCCTAAAATAGTATCACTTCTATATACTGCCTTAGCAAGTTTAGCCCTAGTATTAACTAAGCTTGCGGTAGGAATTCCCCAGTCTCTGCAATATTTTATAATTCTTTGTGTAGCAGTACCTTCTCCAAATAAATACTCGTCTTCGGACTCTTCTATATATATTGTTCTTTCTTTACAGGTAAGTGTTATTTTTTTGGATTTTCTAGATTTATCTATATCCCATATAACACCCTTAAAGATTTGTTTATTCTTCTTAGTTTCAAAATCAATATCATATATTTCTATAGAATGTCCTTTTGCTATTCCTAGTTTCTTAAGTTCCTCTGTCTCTACTAAATTAATATTAGCGGTATATGCTATACCATCTATAGCTTCACTTAGTTGTATCCCTTCCATTAAGTTATCCAACTTATATTTATTTCTAAGTATTATAGTAGCCATTACATCACCAACTTTTGTCCTGGTTTAATAATGTTTGGGTTTGGACCTATTATAGATTTATTTTTATTATATATTTCCTGCCACTTAGAACTATTCCCATACCACCACTTAGCTATCTTCCAAAGAGAATCTCCTTGCTTAACTACATATATTCTAGAATTAGATTTTGTAGTTGGTCTATTATTATTTAAGGCTATCGTTTTTACTGTGGATGTTGTCTTAGCTGGAGCTAACGTTTGTATACTTAATTCCCTATAAGTTCTAAAGTTAATGGTAATATACTTATCTCCTGTTTCTCCTCCTCTTTCTTCTTCACTTATAGAGCTAATATTTACTAAATTATTAAAATTAAAATCTGTAATTATAAGCCTTAAGGGCTCTTCCTGCTCCATCCACTTCCCTAGCTTTGCTATAGCTTCCTCAGGTTTGGGAATATTTCTATATCTACAATAAGTATCATATTCTTTAGGTAATAATGTTAAAAAACTTAACTCTTTTATTCTTTTGCCTTTATCACTTAGATCCACCTCTCCATAATCTACTATATCAGCGGTATCGTACTTTTTGCTACGATTTATCATTATATTGTCTAATGGATTAACAGGGAATTGGAATGTTGTTTTTTCTTTTTCATTTCTTAAATATACATCCAATTTATCACCTCAATAAAAAAGAACCGCCTAAGCGATTCTTTTTATTTAATATATTTAGTTCTTTAAGCTAGGTAATATCCATACATCATTAGCTTTTTCGACTATTTGATTTCCAACTATATTTTTGTTCTTTACAGCATTTATTAAATTTTTATCTAATGTAAATGAAATTACCTTACTTTCTGAACCATCTTCCATATTCGCTACTGCCCAGTAATTTATTTCATCAAATTGATCTCCACCTTGATTTAATATTAAGTCTTCTATATTAAAACCATTTTGATGTATTGTTGCTTTATTATTATAACTTGGTGATATTTTTAATTTTATAGTTAACTTCTTTCCTAATTTATTAGCCTCTAATAGTTCGCCATGTTTAGCTTTATAATTAGATGTAACAACTTTAGGTATATTTTCTTCTTCTTTTACTTCTGTAGTAACTTTATCTTTGCTTGTAATTTCCGTTTTATCTTTTTCAATTATATATGCTTTTATTAAAGGAAATCCTGCATCATCATTTCCAGTATATACACCATAAAGTTTAATAACATCATTTTCATTCAGTTCTTTAATATTAGATAAATTAGTTACAGAATAAGTCTCATAATTATCTCCATTTTTATTTTCAAAAGTAAAATGAGAATCTTGCAATATAACACTTACATGTCCTTTTATATATACTTTTTTATTCTTATTTTTTTCTGGATTATTTTTTAATTCGATATAATTAACTTCTACAGCTTTTTTCTTTAGCTCTTCTTGTGTTGGTATTTCCTCTTTTTTATTTGTTTTTTGTTGCGTTGCTGTTTTGTTTTTATTAGTGGTATCTGTACTTTTACTGCTGCAACTCATAAATACAGTAGATGAAACTAAAATTAAAAATATTGTTAGAATTTTTTTCATAGAAACCCTCCTTTTCTGTCATATTATAACATATTTAGGAGGGTGTTTATATTACTTCTTTATATTTTTAAAAGCTTCTTTTATTTTTCTTCCTACTTCTTTTGTTGTTTCTTCTATTATTTCATCTACATTTGCATCAGAATCAAAATTATTTTCAACTCCTACATCTCCAACATATACATTTATCCCACCAGCTCCAGCAAATTGAGGCTGTGCTATTGTAAATTGTGGCTTTGGCTTCTCTTCTGCTATTTGATTATTTTCTTTATTTAATCCAGATTGTAAAAATTTTTTGGACTCTCTATTATTTAGTACTCTTTCTCCTCCTTTAAATAATCTCGTTTGCCTACCAACTAATATTTCAAAACCTCGCTCCGCTACCTCATGTACACCACTAGTAGCATTATTTGTTCCTGTTGCAAGAGCTTTTCCAGCTCCTGCTATAGAACCTGGTCCATTATAAGTATCCATACCATTTTTATCGTCGCCTTTAAAGAAATCATTTACCCAGGTTGTTATTTTAATTACTTTTTCTTTTATAGATAAAGCATTAAATTCATGTATTTTATTAATCATTGCATCAAAATTATCTAATACTTTTCCAGTTTCCCAATCTACTTCAGACACATGCTCTCCTGCTTGTTGCCTTGCGTGTTCAACAACTTGTGTATGCATAGATTCCGCTTTTTGAGTAGACTCATCCAATTGTCTTTGTGCTTCTGTTACTACTATATCGGCAAGTCTTTGATTTTCAGCTCCCCCCTCTGCTCTGAGCATAGCTGCTACTTTTAATCTTTCATTATATTCTTCTTGTGCAGAAGCTATAGTTTTATCCTTTTGTTCCAATGATTTTTGTACTACATCAGCCGCTTGTTGTGCTGTTATTATACCAGTATTAGTTTTAAGTCTTTCTAATATAGCACCCTGCTCTGCTTCGCCTTGACTCATAACCTGTACAGCAGAAGTCATCATTTCTGATTTAATTCTTAAAATTTCATTATATTCTTGTTGAGTTAGCTGTCTATTTTTTGAAGTTGCATTATTTAATATACTTTGAATTTTATTATTTCCCTCAATTATTTTTTGACTTTTCCCATTAAAAGCCTGTTCTGTATTAGAAATTAAGGTTTGTTTTTCCTTATCACTGAATGCTTTTGAATTTGCAAACATTGATTGTAGTGTTTGTTTACCTTTCTCATTATTCTCATTTATTTTGGTTGTAATCTGATTTGTCATTTCATTAAATGTACTTGACAAATCATTCTTTATTTCACTAGAAACATTAGCTCCGCTCCATTTTAATTGATTTAAGCTTTTAGTAGCCTTTTCTTCTAAATCCATAAAAGCACCTACAGATTTTTGAGTACTTTTAGAAACTTCATCTCCAAATCTTTGCACTTCTGGTATGGAATCTTTTTGTAGATGTCTATATAATTTAATTCCTGCATATGTTGCTGCTCCTATTCCCCAAGTCCAAGGATTTAAGAGTAATGCTCCTCCTTTAGCTGCTAATCCTAAGGCTCCAACTCCTTTAGACACTAATCCTGTTCCTGTAGCTAATGTTTTTGTAGCCTCTGCTGCAACTGTAGCTTTTTTAGTAATACCAAAGAAAGTAGATAACTTAGGACTTAATCCAATTAAAAAAGTTAATGCTTTTGTAGTTCCTTTTATATATTTAGTTAAAGGATTAAATGCTACAGCTCCTATTGCTACTGCTGCAAACATTTTTTTAGTACCTGTGCCAAGACTGTTAAACTTTTTAACTAAATTTGATATAGTGTCTACAACTTTAACTATCCCCTGTGTTATATCTGGGATTTTAGCTGTAAACCAACTTACAAATTCTTTTGCATAAGGTGCTAACTTCTCTCCTAGTTCTATGTTCATGCCCTCAACTGCACTTTTTAGTATAGTAAATTGGCCTTGTAGACTATCTAAACGAGTTTCTGCCATCTTTCTTGCTGCGCCATCTGAACCTTCTAATTCCTTAGTCAAAGATTGTAATTTTTCAGGTCCCTGCTCAATCAACGCCATCATTCCACTCATAGCCTCTGTCCCAAATATTGTACTTATAGCTTGAGCTTGTTGCTGTTTAGTTAAGCCACTCATAGATGTCTTTAGATTTCCTATTACTTGACTTAAAGGCAGCATTTTGCCATTACTATCGAATGCTTTAAATCCTAATTTTTCTATAGCTTCTGCCGCCTTTTCGGATGGATTTGATATCCTAGCAAATGAAGCTCTTAGAACAGTACCAGCTTGGCTTCCTTTTATATTTGCATCTGCGAGCATACCTATTGCAGCAGATGTTTCTTCAAAACTAATCCCTAAAGATTTACTAACCGGTGCTACATATTTCATGGACTCTCCAATTCCGGATATATCTGAGTTGGTCCTGGATGCAGTAAGTGCTAATACGTCTGCAACATGTGCACTTTGTTTAGCTTCCATTCCAAACGCTCTTATTGTTCCTGCTGCTATATCTGTTGCTTCTGCTAATTGTATATCCCCGGCAGAAGCCATGTCTAGCAATCCTGGTAATGCTGCTATGGTTTCCTGTACTTTAAAGCCTGCTTGGCTTAGTAACATTTCTGCATCTGTTACATCTTTAGCCGACCAAGCAGTTTCCGCTCCTAATCTTCTAGCTTCTTTCCCCAGCACTTGCATTTCTTGTGCAGTAGCTCCACTTATAGCTTTAACATTAGCAAGCCCCTGTTCAAAATTACTAAAGTCTCTTACTGCAGCAGCTATTCCTAGTCCACCTATCATTACTGCTCCAGCAGTTGCTATAGCTGCTAATTTAGAACATGCTGCCTTTGAAAATTTAGATAACTTCCCTTCCATCTTCTCAAGGGGTTTACTTAACTTATCTTTTAATCTAACAGAAGGACTAGCTTTTATTTTATCTAAAGCTTTAGTCCTTTTTTCTGTTTGTTTTGCGAATCTCTCAGTTGCTGTTAGCTTCTTTTTGGCTTCACTATCTCCTTCAACCCCAATTTTTATATCTAATCTATAAATTTCTTTTTTAGCCAATTATCTAGCCCCCTTTCGGGCTTGTTCAGCTATTTTCTTTTCCTCTTCTATCTCATAATCAGTAAAGGCGAGAATTAATCTTCTCGCCATATCATTAATTTGAACATTATAAAAGTCGTGAGGACAAATATTATGCTTTGAATACATATTGTATAAAGCTGTTATTTTTCCACCACGACTTATTAGTTTTTTATATCTTCAATTTCTTCTAATTCATTATCAAATCCGCTTAATTCTAAAACCTTATCTCCCATTGCAGAAGTTTCTCCTGCTAGGAATTTCTTTCTTATAACCTGTTTACCATCACTTGCTTTTAATGCATCTAATAATTTAGAATTATTCCAATTTGGGCTTACTGTTGCCGCTTCTATAAGTGCTGCATTAAATTCCTCATCGTCTAATTCTTTTATTCTTTTTCCTCTTTCTTTTCTAGTATAAGTACATTGTCTTTTTATTTTATTTATTTCTTTTTCACTTAAACCTTTTAAAGTTACTGGAACACCTAATCGTTCTATAAAATAAGTAGCTTCTGGAACTTCATCAGGCTCCATAAGTCTGTTTATTATATCTTCCTCTGTCATATTTAATATTTCTTCATCTTTTATTTTTTCACTCATTAATAATTCCTCCTAAAATTTATTTATTCTACAACTATTGGGTCTAAGAGCTCATAACCTTCAAATGTGAAAGGAGTTTCCTCCTCCACTAATTCATTAGCTTTTAAATTTATAAGATTTAATTTATCTGCCATGCAATTCATTAATCGAATTCGTTCATGTCCATAAGCTTCTGGATCTTCTAAAGATGAAATAACTTCAAATCTTTTAAACCCTCTTTGAATCATAGCTGAACTTACTTTAAATCCACTCATTGAACCTGTACCTTTTTTACTTCCTTGTTTATATCTTGTCCAATCATCTCCAACTAAGTTAAGTTCTTTTTTATCTAACTCAACCTCAGCTGTTGTTTCTGTAAGATTTGTTTGCCATATACCATCTATAAGTATTTTCCCTTTAGACCCGTGTATGGTTCTACTTGCATCTAATGCCATAAGTTATCCCTCCTATCTTAAATATCCTGTTCCATAGATACGTTTCATTACATTTACATACTTAGCATCCCATTTCCAGAATACTTCATCATTTTTCGCCTTAGCTTGTAATTCCTCATCTATCTCGACTGTAAAGTCTTCTATTACACCTTCTTTTTCTAAAACCTCAAAGTATTGTTTAAGAGCACATATCAGTGCTAATCGACCTGTCCCCTCATTAGGTACTTTACCTATAAACTCTTTCCTTTTTAGTGCAGTATCTCCATCAACTGCATTCATGAACTTTATACCCCTGATATATCCCCAAGTTTCATTTTGTTCTTCACTATATTTTTTTAGTGTATTTACATCATCTACAACTATAACCTCATCATCTTCTTTTACTAGAATTAGAGTTCCTGCTTCTAAACAGTTCTCCACTTCTTCCTTACTTAAACGAGGTTCTACATCTTCAAATATAGTCTTTTCATTGCAGATACTCTCTTTTAACCTTTTACCTGTTGCTAATCCAGCTATATAGCATGCAGTTTCAGGGGGTGTATACTTTACACCTTCATAGTAACCGCTAATGCCTACATTAACTATTCCCTCAAAGTTAAATTCTTTACTCTTTGTGTTAGCTTGTTGAATAGTATCTGTATCCTTAATTCCTAAGTAAGCAATTATATTGTTGCCTTTTGAGCTGTTTCTTTTAACCCATGCTTTTACAGTGTTTTGTAATGATTCATCAGTTACACCATCTAAACAAAACCCATCAGCTTTATAACCTTCAAGTATTTCCATAGCTTTAATATAATGCTCATTAGTTATAGATGTTGTACCATCATTGCCTCCTTTAAGAGTTTCGTTAGCTATATTTTGTAATTTCCCATTACCTTCATCTATTTTAATTACCTTAATCCACGTATTTTCTACATTTTCATTTATAGATTTAGCTATTTCTTCTATAGTTCCACCAAGTTCAGAGAATGCATATAGCTGTTTAGCTGCTTCATATAAAATTAAATCTTTCTTAGTATCATCTACTATATTTGTTCTAATTGTTATATTAAAATCTCTAGTTGTAGGATATAAGGTTTCTATTTTTAGAATATCTGTATCTTCTGTATCCTTAAGCATTACGCTTGATATCTTTTCTGCACCATCTGTAAGCCTATATAGTAACAACTCTTTAGGTTGTCCTAATAGCGATAATCTGCCTAATCTATACGCTGTATTGTCCTTACCAAACTTATTTATTAAGTCTTTTTCATCTTTTATACTTACCACTTTTTCTACAGGTCCCCAATTAGCTTTAACTGGCATGGCCAAAATGCCATGTATTCCAGTTCCTATTCTTTTTTCTGCTAATGCTTTAAATCGGTTGTAAAAACCCGGTATAGTAGGTCTATTATTTTCATTCCATACTCCTGTGGCCATTATTCCACCTTCTTTCCTAAGAACTTTTTAATTCTTCCTTCAAATTCTTTTTTAGTCATTTCTTCTTTACCACAATTAAAAGTAGCACCAACTGCTACTTCTTTTCTATAGCCTGTTAATGCTTCACAATTTTCCATTAAAAGATTTAATGGATATAATTCCTCCTGGATTAAATTTGTTTCTTCCTGCATACTAATCCTCCTATTTTAAACTTCCTTTACCATAAATTTTATTTATAGTAGGAGTATCATCTTTTATCATTTTCTTTCTGCTAAAATCTACAGTTAATTGTCCTACTCCTAACATATCTGCATCTCTATCTTCCTGTATGCTTTCTATAGTTAAATACCTTCTATCTTTTAAGTCTAAAGGTATCTTTAAATCTGTTATGAGTTTATCTTCTATAGTATCTAATAACTTTTCTATATTACCTCTATTCCTATCAACTACATGGCATATAAGTGTTTTATTCTCTTTAATTATGGCTACATTAATACGTTCCTTACTTGTATTAGCCACTCTCCAAAGTATAGAAGGCACCTCAAAATCCTTTTTCCAATTGTTCAAATAAATTGGATAATTGATTATTTGTTTAGTGTATTCTTCTAAAGCATCTAACCATTCATCTTTATTAACTTCATCTTCTTCATGCAGAGAAATAACTTCAAATCTTAATCCTCTAGCTATAGCATTCCATTCCTCGTCAATAATGTCTTGGCCTATTGCTCCATTAAAAATACAAGTAAAAGTTTCATCTGCATTAACATCTTCTATAGTTTGTAAATCTAAAGATTTAATTACCTTCTCAGATAAAGCATCTAACTTTTGGAATGTAGTTCTTTTTTCGTATAACCATATCTCAATAGTCCTTTTAAATGAAGTTGGATTATTCTGTTCATCATCACTACCTTGCAGAATTACTGCATAAGGCTTTACTGTATCTTTAGATGGAACTGTAGGCTCATAACAATCTTTAAGTTCTGGAATACTATCTATTAACTTTTGTCTTATTCCTGCTCTCAATTCTAATCATCACTCCAATATCTAAGCACTGCTGACTTAATAGCTTCTCTATTACCTTCTAAAGTGTTTTCTATTGTCTTAAATCCTTTCGTACCAGGATGATTTACTTTTTTAACTGGATGTGCTGCACCTTTCCAATATAATGCCTTTCCATTCTTGGGAGCTATAACGTGAGGTTTACTTCCTTCTTCTAATATCTCTCCATATTCAACACCATGAGCCAAATATATAGAATAGTTATTTCCTCCACCTTCACATCCACCTTTTAAACCTTGTCTAGCATTAGAAGTTCTATCTGTCCATTTAGCATCATTTTTGGCTTGACTTTCTAAATTCCTAGCCATTGCATTACACAATATATTCATACCCACTTTTTTTCTTGCGATATATTCAATAGCTCTAAAATTCATATTAATCTACCCTCTCTAGATCACACATGTACCCACATATAGTATTTTCTATTTGTAAAGGATAAGTTGCAGTAACTTTCATATGGCCTTCTAAACATTTAAACTCAATAGCTTCTTTAGGATTAATTTCTATATCTGCATCCTTATTAGCAATCATTTTGTATTTATCAGTACTGTAAGATGTTCCCTGTGTTTTGCTATCTATAACTATCTTATTTGAACTATCCTCAAGATATATAAGAACCTTAAGAGCTTTTATAGTCTCAACTTCTTCAAATGCTCCATCAACAATAAGTTTTTCAGTGTGTTTAAATTCTATTGTCGTAGGATTCAATTCTATTCCTTTATCAATTGTATCTATAATCTTTTTAGCTTTTAAAGTAGACATCTAACATCCGTCTGCCCTTCTCATAGATGTTTTGTATCCTGTAGCTTTACTTGGATTTAAATTAGCCTGTTCTTGTAAATAATCAGCCTGATACATAGCGGCCAAGTTGTTCCAATAATCTGGATCAGCATTTTCCACTTCTATAGGTCCTACTTTTATTTTCTTATCAGTATTAGCTTTCATTAAACAACCACGCCAACTAGCTTTAAGAACATTATTGTCATTAACTGCAAGTAAATTATTTAATTCTTCATCAGTAAATACAGGATATTGGCTTTCATTTAAATTAATCTTTAATATTTCTAAAGGTGTAAGTTCCATTCTTATTCACCTTCTTCTATTTCAGCATATTTTCTTAGCTCCCCTAAATCATATTCCTTAACTTCAAATTCTTCATCAATTTTAATATGTTTACCTCCATATTTTATATATTGCTTAGCCTTAGCTTTTAAAGTTTTTTCTTCTACTTTCTCATCTCCCATAGCATTTATATTTTCTTCTTTGGACTTTGCCATAATAAAAATCTCCTTTCTTATATAAAACTAAAGAGCAGTCATATTGACTACTCTAATTAATATACTGTTGCAAAGAATACTTCATCTGCCCTGTCAAATGAAACAATAGGCATAACTGATACTTTTGTATCTACAGTAACTGGGTCCTCTTTTACCATTGTTGTTACTGCAATACCTGTGTCCACCATATAAGTATCTAATTTAGATGAACCTGATTGCTTGTCAAATTCTTCTGGAGTTGTACCATAAACAGTATTGCCCAAAGTTATTCCACTCATAAGTGTTATTTTACCATCCACATAATATGGAACTGGATCATCACCTTCTGATGGAATATAAGTAGCATCTTCTAAGAATACAACTGTTAATTGAAGTACTTCTTTAACAAATTGAATATAATTTGCTTGAGATAAAATTAATGAAGTATTTAAATTACTGTTCTTAATATGATTTGTAATAGCTTTATTAACTAAAAATGTACTATCAAAAGTATTTTCAGTTAACAATAATGTTTTAGGCTTTGCATATTGGTCATTTGTAATAGCCTTCTGCCATGCCTTTATATCTCCTATAATATCAGCATCAGGATTTGTCCACTTATCTGTTCCAGTTAATACTTCCCTATGATTATCTGGGACCCCATATTCTACTACAATATCGCCATCTTTTGAAGTAAAGTTTAATAAACCATTTTGAATTACTGATGATCTCATTTTCTTTGAAATTATATTTGCTCCATCTATTAAATTGGAATAATTCTCAAATACTTGTCCTAATAATGCATTTACAAAATTTTCATTATTTGCTCCTATTGCATTTTGCAAATTTCTTCTGGTTGTTTCATCAATCCCCATGCCTTCCTTAAAGAAAGGTATTTCTGTTGATTTAACTGTTAAATCAGCACTTAATGCTCTCATCTTTGTATTTGCATCAAAAGTGCTCATCCTTAAAGCTATTGGCTTTTTCTTAGCACCTTTAGCCATTTCTAACTTTGTTCCACTAACTTTTTTATCTGGGAATAGAGCCTTATCTATTGTTTGTTCTGCTGGTAACTCTTTAATATAAAGAGCTATGTTTTTTGAATTAATATAATCTCTTAAATTTGGCATATATATTTCCTCCTTATTCTCCAAAAATTATTTGTTTTAATGCTGCCATTTCAACTTTTTTAATAGCTTCATCTGAATTAAACTCAACTACATCTTCATATAAAGCACCATGGACAAATACTGGCACTACTTCTGTTGCATCATCTCTATCTGCTGTTGGTGACATTGAACCTTTAAAAGATGTATCTTGATATACAACACCAAATGCATCTGTTTCACTTAAAGTTGAAGTTACTTTCTTACCATCTTTAGTAATTAAAGTACCTGCTAAAAGCACCTCATTTTCATCTAAAAGTGGTTTTACATCACCTTTTCTTATTTTGATAGGCAATGAAATAAAATGATCTCCAGCTATTAATCTTAATTTATTTTGTTTAGCACCTATTGTATAGCTTGATTGTCTCAAAATACATTCCTCCTTTATTTTTATTTAGCAAAGTCTGTTAAACTTTTTGCTTTCATATTTTCTGCTCTTTGCTTTCCTAATTCTGAAGCAAAGTTAGTTTTATTTGGCTGTGTATCATTATTACCACCAGTAACAAATGATCCTGTGCCTTTTATTTCTTTATCAAATAAATATTCATGACTTGTTTTAAGTGGCTCTATTTGTTCTTTAAGACCTATGACATTATCTCCATCTACCTTAAGCTTATCTTTGTCTATAAGTGTCATAATTAACTTTTTATCCTTAATACTAAAAGCCCCTAAACCTTTTTCTAAGGCATTATTAAAAGCTATATCTAATAATTGTTTCTCATAAGTTTCTTTTTGTGTTTTATTATCTAATTCTAATTGCTCAACTTTTTCTTTCAATCCATCAACATCTTTATATTCTTCTTTTAAATTATTTATTTGTTTATCTCTTTCACCAACTTGTTTTTTATATTCCTTTGCCTGTTCATTTACCTGATCAAATCTAGTTTTTGAAATGAATGAACCACTTGAAACATCTTCAAAATCTTTTTTATCTAATTCTTTTCTTTTATCTTCTGAAAGAGCATTGAATGCTTCTTCTCCTATAATATCTTTTATATGTGCCATTCTTTCTTTTCCTCCTTAATCTTAGGCATAATAAAAGCACCTACTATTTTTACTTAGTAAGTGCTTTTATTTTTCTATTTTATATGGTTCTGACATAAATTCTTTATACTCATCTTTTGCCCATTTAGGTGCATTCTCTTTAATTTGTAAACCATCATCTGTATAATACCCATAACCTTCTTTTAAAAATCTTGGCTCAGGTTGATCCATCTTTATCACCCTTTCATTTTTATATATTCTTTTAATTTCTTTTCTACTTTTTCTCCAAATACTTTAGCAAATTTTCTTGGATTTTCTCCACCAAAATATTCTGCAAATGTTTCTGCAAAAGCTTCTTCTGGCTTAGTTCCCCCATATCTGCTTACAAGTTCAGCTATATTTCTAAAACTAATATCTTCATTATATTTTTTATTATAATCTGAAATAGTATTTTCTATAAATTCTTTGCACCAATTATTGCTAGATATACCGCTGTCCTTATCAAGCCATTTCATAGAATCAGCAATATGATGACCGTACTCATGTACAAATGTTTTATGTGGCTTAGCATTAGCTACTGTCCACTTACTTTTAATACATTGTTCTATATAACTATTATTATACCTTTTATCAGTAAAATATGCACCATTTAAAGCTAGTTCTACTGCTTGAGGTTTGTTGATGTAATATTGGTAATAGCCTACTGCATTCATCCTTGCTTTGATTTTTATTATTGGTAATTCAACTGGATCTATCTCCTTAAATCCTTCAAAATAACTATGAAACTTATCTAGCCAATTAACTGAATCTTGTAATATATCTTTATTTATAGGATATTTAGTACTGTCCGAAAACTTTATTTTATAATTATCTATTAGATGTTTCTTTATCTCTCTTTTATTCTTAAATTCAGTATAGTTTCCTTTAAAATCTTTCCATTGTATTTCTTTAGACTTTTTCTTAGGATATTCTATTATATTTAATTTCTTATTATCTTCATACCATTTATCTAACTTAGAATTAGATTTTCCTTTATTCCATGCTTTAAGCTCTTTAATAGCCTTATTTATATCTTCATTTTCCTCAGTAAAGTAACATAAGCAATTAGGATGTTGTAATGGAACTTCATTAGGCTTAAATACCCTTCCATCATAATCATCACAAATATCTGTTTTACCATGCATCCTAAAACTATGACTAGCACTTAAATTCCACTTAATCCCTTTATTAAATGGATTATTCTTAGCATTTTCTATTGTTGTTTCAGCAAATGAATGAGTAATTGATGTTCTAGCTAATCTTTGAGCTTGATAAGATATACTTTTATTCATACCAACTTCTAAAGTTTTAGCTTCTATTCTTTTAGCTGGATTTATATATCTTTCTAATTGCTGAGCTAATTTTCTAGCATTAGCACCTTTAGCTACATTAACTTTTATTAAAGTATCTATGTCTTTAGCATTACTTTTAGTTACATTCCAAATCCTTTTATCTAATGATTTACCATCTTCATAATAATTGCCTTGTATAAGTTTTTTAACTGTATTAGATGACGTTCTTATAACTGATTTATTAAACATAGACCTTAATTTTACATCATCAGTTATACTCTCATAATAAGCTAAGCTTGCTGAACTAGCTATTTGTGAACTAGCTTGAATATTGCCTTTTATAGTTTGCCTTAGGCTAATGTTTAATTCATTCATGTAAGCCTGGACTATTTCTTCCATTCCACTTAAATATTGCTTACTTGAACTAGTTCTACATGAGGAAATTTCACTTGATAACTCTTTAGCTAATTCTTGGTATATTCTTAATAATTCTCTTTCCTGTTTCTTATTAAGTTTTAAGAATTTTTTTCTAGCATCTAATACTCTCTGTTGGTATACATTCATTATTCATCACCAACAATTCCTTTATTATTAGACTTATCATCTAAATTATCTAATTCACTATCTAATCCTTTATTAAATTGATCTGTTTCAGCATTAATTATTTGTACTTTTTCATCTAATATTTCATCGAAAGCTTTTTCAACATCTTCTTCATCACTGTATTCTTTAATATAAGATTTCCTACTTCTAACATCTGCTTCTACTTCTTTCATAGCTAAAGTTTTCTTTTCATCTTCATCATTAGGAATAGGATAGTTTTGTTTTATAAGTTTAGTATATTTCATATTTAGCCAGGTTTTATTAAATATGCCTGAATAGCACACTGGACCTACTTCAATAATAAAATTCATTAAAGATAATAAAGGCTTTTCCCAATCATTAAATTTCTCTTCACATCTAGCAATTAAATCATTATAAAGATATATCATAGCTTTTGCACTTGGTATATTGTTTAGATCACTTATCTTAGGAATATCTAGTGTTTCTTTCATGTCACTATCTGCTCTATCAAGATAAGTATTCATTGCTTCACTGTTACCTATATTATATTCTTGCCTTTGAATAGTAGCTTGTTTTCCTTCTGCTAATGCTTCATCTCTAGTTTTTATCGCATGTACTGCATTAGGAGCTATAGTTAATCTATTTACATCATCTTCATTACCATCAACTATACTTTCAGAGCCAAACATTTGAAACCTTAAGGCATCTGCGAAATCTGATATTTTCTTATTATATTGATTTTGTGCATCTCTTAAATCTGTAATATCACTTTCACCGAAAGTATTATTAAGTTCTCCACCATTTCTTATAAGCCAACATGGTATAGTAGAGAATCCTGTGTCCTGGTCTATAGTTAATTCTTTCTGTAAATCTGTATTCTTATAAGCTTCTTTTCTATACCAAGCTTGAAGTGCTCTAGTATCTCCATCTACTTTGTAATAGTAAGTATGTAAATAATACAACTTATCCTTATCTTCTTTGTATACGTTCATTTCATCTTCTTCAAAGAAAATAGCCTTTAGTAGTTTCCCATTTTTCTCTTTATAATAAAAGTTCTCTATACTCTCATACTTAATTACAATTGGCTCTTCTGGATTAGCTTCAGCTCTAAGTAGTACCCTTTTCTTTATAGTAGCTTCTAAGAATGCTTTCCTAGTATTGTTCCAGAAATTATTGTTTTCAAATACATCTTCTATAAATTTTCTTAGTTCTTCACACTGCTCTTTATCCTTTAAATCATCTGCCTTAAATATCAATGTTGGCTTCTTACCAAACATCCATCTAGCTTGTTTCTTAAGTAGCGGCTTGACCTTATTTCTAATATCTTGAGTAGGTTTATAATCAACATTATCATCTATTGGCCAATTCTGACCATATAAAGCTGGATTTTGTTTTGCTTTCTCTAAATCTATAGATTTTCCTTTATAATAATAGTAATCAGTAAATACACGTTTTCTTTCAGCTATTTCATTATCCGGCAACTCTAATAATGTATCTCTTATAGTTCTTGCTTGTTTCTCCATTAGAATACTGTACCTCCTTTCCTTCCATATGGATCAGTAGTTGTATTTCTTGCAACAACTCCTTTTCCTTTTTCATATACTGAATTATCATATTTTTTCTCTTTTATATCTGCAACTTCATACCCATCTAAGCCATACCAAATAGCACTAAACGTATGCGGATCTATACTAAATTCATCTTCTATAATTTCACCATTTTTATCTACTGCATAAGTTAAATCCTCTAGTTCATCTATAACATCTGGACAATCTTCTGAACAAATTATCTTTTTAAATCTCTTAACCTTTTTAGTGTTTTGGAGTCTACTGCCTTGGAACTTTTTAGCACCCCTCATATTAAATCCTTCTTGTTTATAATATTTAATGGTCTTAGGCTCTGCACTGTCTGATCTAATTAGTTCCTGTGTTTTCTTAAATTCTGCTATTTCTATTGCTGTTTTATCATCTGTCATTTGGTTCTTGTAATATTGCCAGTAAATATATAAAATCTTATTCTCATCATCTATTGCTAATCTAACTATAGCGTTATATGAAGTTTCAAATCCAAAGTCCATACCAACCCTATAAATAGGATTTTTAATATTTTGAATTGCTTGAAGTACTTCATAATGAGGTTTCTTTTCAAACTGTGGTAATACTTTTCTACCATTAACTCCAAATCTACCTCTTCTAGCTATTCTATATAAATCAATGTCATATGTTTTTAATTCATCTAGTTGCTCTATATAAGTTTTAGGCAAAAATAAATTATCATCAGCTAGAGAATGATGATAATAAGTATTGTTTTTTATAATTATTCTATTTTTGTAAAGTTCCTTATCATCTAAGATAAAAATCTTCTTTTTAGTATCCATAAAAAAGTGTTTGTAACACCAGTTATTCTTTGATACTGGGTTAGTAGAAAGTATCATATGTAGTTCTAGTGTTGGATGTCTTAACCTTCCTAGTAGTTCTTTGAATCCAGCATATTTTACTTCTGAACATTCTTCTATCCATATTATAGATACATTGTTTATAGATTTTAATTTAGCTGGCTTATCCATACCTTTAAATATAATCTTACTGCCATTAGGAAATCTTATTTGCATAGGAGAAGTAATACATTTAATCCTATTATCGAGTTCCATCTCTGTAATTATCTCTTCAAACAAAGAAAAGCATGAATCTCTAATAGTATCATATACTTCTCTTACTACTAAAGCTGTCCTTTTCTCTTCTAATAGTTTAAGTATTAATTTTAAAGCTACATGATAACTTTTAGATGATCCATAGCCACCTACTAAAAAATAAAACTTACAAATCCAATCGAATATAAAGTCTTCAAAGTGTGGATTAACTTCTTTCTCTATAGGCATTAATCCTCACCCTTCCGCTTGATTAGTATTTCTATTGGCTTATCCTTGTTATCATCTTTATTTATATCAGCTTTAAGTTTTTGTATTCTAAGTTTTTGTTCTTCCGTAGCCATATCCCAATTAGTATTTAGCATTTCATCATATTGTTTTAGTAAACTTCTTAGTTCTCCCATTGCTCTACTCTGTGCATTTAAAAAAGTAGCCTGTCTATCCCAAGCAAATTGGAATTCATATTCCCTTTCTTCTGATGAGCTTTTATCGCCCCATGAATCTTTTGTCTTTTTTAATTCCTTTATCATTTCATCTTTGGATTCAACATGCATAATTCTTTGTGCTCTTATTATTGCTGCATACTGTAACATTATCTGGTCCCATAATATATCTAAAGGTTTCTTAGTCTCTATTTCTTCCATTATCCCTAAAGTTTCCTCCGGTAAATACTTAGAGAAAAAGCCATGTTTCTCCGCATTCTTATTCTTTGATGGAGCTCCATGACCTACTGCATTTTTATTATTTAAGGGTGCACCCTTTTTATTTTTGTGTGCACCCTTCTGTTTTTTTTCTTCTGACCAACCATATCTTTTTACCCATGACTTAATTGTATTCAAACTAACTGAATACCTTTCAGCTAAGTCTTTATATTTCATACCTTTAAGATAATCTTTCTTAGCCTGTTCTTTGGCATCTGGTCCTCTTATACTTTCCATACCACCACCTCATTGCTAGTTGCTTTGTTTGTTTTGTATATAAAAAAGAGCCCTTATGAGCTCTTTTTTAAATTAATATGTTTTGTTACAATTTAATTAATCAAAATCCCTATCAACTTCAATTATCTGTCCTGTGTTAGCATTTATTTTTACTTCATAAATTCCAGCAGTGGTTCTAATGCTAACTTCATAAACTAATATGCCATCTTCGACATCTAACTCAACTCTTACTACCTGTCCTGGAACCTGCTGTAGTGCAATTTGCACAGCTGCTTCACTACTAATGCGATAACTTCTCCAGTATCCATCCCATAAAGCATAATAATTAGGTATCATTATAAAATCATCTTCCTTTTTCAATATTTACATGATTATTATATTCAATTATTTAAAGATTAGTGACTTTTAGCAATGTATACTCTTAAGTTATCTCTTTCTTAACACTCTTATTCTACTTTCCCCATGTTCTTTGCTTTATACTTCCACCTTTCCCCCTGGAATAACTATCATGACTCATAAGATTCATAACATCAGAAAAGGAGAGGTCCTCTTTCTTACCTCTCCCACACTTTTTCTTATTCTGTTTTCTATTTTTATTTAATTGCTTATGTATTCCTGGTTGCTGTGTTTCTATTATCTTTCCTACCTTCAAGCCTCCCGCCTCCCATATTGCATTTAATATGAATATAACCTCCTAATCAATTTTAGGTATGTAAAAAGCACCTAAGGTTTATATTCCTTAAGTGCTCTTTGATATTTAATTATTTATTTGTTCCTTCATACTCTCTTACTTCAAAAGATGCTATCTTATCATGTACTATATATTCTTTAACTGTTTTATAAGGATTAATCTTTTTATCAAATGAATACAATGATGGACTTTTACCATTAGATCTTTCCTCAAACCAGTTTATAAACTTTTCTACTTCTTGCATACTTACATCATATTCTTTTGTAGCTCCATTTACTAAAGATATGCTTAATATAGCATTATTTTTATTTTCTTCTACCTTTTTAGTAACATTAACTTTACAAGTAGCTGTTAAATCAGTACCTTCTACTTTAGCTGTTATTATTACTTGTCCTTCTTTTATAGCTGTAACTTTACCTTCTTGATCTACCTTAACTATACTTTCATCACTTGATGACCATACTACTTTCTTATTTGTAGCATCTTCAGGTAATATTTTAGCATTTAGCTTATCTGAACTACCTTCTAATAAATCCATAGATGTTTTATCTAAAGTTATTGATTCTGCTTTAACAGCTTCTTTATAAGGCTTTAACTCCCCATTCTTATCTATATCTATAGCATCTAACCCCAATGCATAATTTGTTTTATCAGTTATTTCTATAACATGTTCTGTATTTTTTAAATTTAATTTTTCATATACCATACTTTGATTTTTTCGTACAGAATTATATTCTGAAAAAGTTTCAATAATATTATTATCTATTTTGATTTGAATATTATCAGAATATTTATAATTAGTATTTGATACAAATGCAATTAAGCGTAATTTTGTACCTGTAAAATTAAATTTTATTTTTGTATTTAATGCATTGGTATCGCTTAATGTATATGAATGAGTTTTATTATAGTCATTTTCATTCCAACTATTATTAGCATCATGTCTCCATTCTACTCTTTCATTACCAACATAACTAATATTACTATTCTTATCATCATATCTTTTCCACCCTATCTCAGGTTCTCTAAGCACGTCTCCAACTTTAGCACTATTTTTAGGAGTATTATTTAAATTATGTGTCCCTATAATAAAATCATTATTTTTCTCAGCATGAGCAACATAAGCATTATTTATACCACTAAATACAAAAACAAACAATAATACCATACTCATAATTAAGCCTATTTTCTTTTTCATTGTGTTGTCCTCCTTATTCTTGATACCTATATTATATAATTACATCTTTCACCATATCAAGAATAAGATTCCTACAAATTCTCTTATATCTTACAAAATTATTAATTTTTTTTATGATAACTAAATTTATATTAAAGAATGATATGTTTTATATTAATCTACCTACTTTAGTATAAAAAGACACCTGGAATTAACCAAGTGCCCTTTAGTACATACACAATATATTTATTTTTTATTTTAGCAGTTACCTTATTTTGTACGATAAATCCCTGCTATTTCTATACTACTATTATAACACACTTAAATTATAAATTTATTGCGTTTTTGTTGCGATTTCGTTGCGCGTTTTTATTTTATATATTTAAAATACGAGATGAAAACACCGCAGAATTGAAGCTTTGAATAATATGGTGCTCAAGTAAATTATTCGTTTTTCAATTGTTACGCTAAATATAAATACTATACCCAAATTATAGCAAGTAGAAATTTAGTAATAGCCAAGGCTAATTATATATTTTCATCAAAGATTTCAAACCCTTTAGGAACGCGTCTTTTTATAAATAAACAACCTAAAATTAAGTATAAAAAAGACATCATTAAATATGATATAAAGGACTTTGTTTTATTTTCATTTAGTAAAAGAATCTTATTATCATTAAAAGATGATAATATGCCAATTATAAAGAAAAAAATACCTAATATTATCAAAATATAATTTATTACGTTATCATCATATATATATTTTAATATTAAATGTTTTTTCTTCTTAGTACGTGATTTAATATTTATTTTTCCTAATCCTTTTATAGTTCCACTAACTTCTATTTCAGAAGAAGAGTTTCCTGTATGTAAAATTTGAACAACTCCTCCCTCTTTATTATCTAAATAATCAAATTTAACTTCTATTATCTTGCCATCTTCTATATTTCTTAATTGTATATTATTTGATTTGTTTTTTTCGTAAATCATCTTAGATTCTAAAATTGTAAACTCATCCTTTATTTTGATAGTTAATGGATCTCTATTAGCTATATCACTACCATCTATTGTTTCATTCCCATTATTCCAAAATGCTATCTTAGTAATTGTCACATTAGGAACTGCAGATTTTGAATATAATATTTCCAAACCATCAATTTTGTTGCCATTATCTTTAAATAGATTTATACTACGAATAACTGTCTTTAGGCTTTTTATTCGTTTACCCTTATAATAAAATACGATACAGAGAATTATACTAAGAATTGTAATTATAAAAGATGATACTGCTAACCATGGATTTTTAGATAAGGAATCTATAATTGCATTTATTTTCATGTTCATTTATATAAGTCCCCCCATAAAACCTTAAGAATTAATTTTTTTGTCCAAATACAGACTAATATAAATGAATTATAGCATAATTATCTATATTATTCCATTATTTATAAATATTACTCCATCAAGTCAGTAAATTTGTGCTATTCCATGTCACTTTTCATCCTAATGATTTCATAATTTACACTCATACAAAGTCCAAGTATCTTAAACGCCAGTTATTATTGTTCAACATTCTAAAATTTATACTTAGCTTATAACATAGCAATTTTTAATACCATATTATTCAGTTTTCAAAGAACACTATTTACTTCTAATTATAAATATCTTGAGTAATTAATTGTACTACTCCAGATATTTAATTTATATAAACTTAGATACATCCCTTACTATTTTATCTTTTTTCCTTTTTACAGTACTCTTATCTACGTGCAACCGTTCTCCTATTTTTTCTAAACCTAATTTTTCTTTATACTTCATTTCTGCTATTAACTTATATTCTGTAGCCATATTTTTAAATAAATAATTCATATCTGCATTTTGTCTTTGTATTTCTCTAATTCTTGCATGGTTTTTTAATATCTGTTTTCTTGTTTGTTTCCATTCTCTTTGCATTCTTTCTATTTCTTTTATAATCCCTTGTTCTGCTCTACTTATTCCAGTATTGGATGTTTGAACTCTTTCTTCATATCCTATAGCCATTCCTAACTCAGCATCTATACTTACATTTGTATTTCTTATATCCTGTCTTATACTTTCTTTTGTTTTTTCTAATTCCATGCATCTATTTTCAAGTTTGTCTATTTCCTCTATATCTCTAAAATATCTATATAATCTACCTTCTGTCTTTGAATATAGTTTCTTGTCTAACATACTATTCCTCCCTTGGATTTCCGCACACTAATGAGTTTCCATTACAAGCTGCTCTACATATACTTCTATCTTCACAATTATTTCATTCTAGATCTTATCTTTGAATTGTGAATTATTTTTTCTCAAAACTTGACCATTCATTGTTTGATTTATTGTAACTATAGTGGAATATTGTTCCACAAAATTCACATCTATAAATGCCTTCAATTTTATTGATTTTATTAATTTCTTCTTGTGGACAATGACACTTTGGACAAAATAAATCATCCTCTCTAAATTTTTCAACTAACATTTTATCCCCCTTTCTAAATTCATATTATTCACTCCCTATAAAGTTTTTCCACACAATCTACAGTAATCATACAGAGGTTGCCAATAATCATATTGAGTTGTTATAAAATCATCAGGATGATTACAATTTTTTTTAAATTGCTCAAATCTTTTAATGTGTTGCTCTTCTTTATATTTACATTTAGAACATATATAATTATTGTAGCCATAGATATGACCTGAATCCCAACACTCTACGACTACCCTTTCTTTATAATACAAATCACCTTTATTAAATGAACGCCCACAATATTGACAAATATTTTTTAATTTCTTTTTGGCTATATATTTTTTATACATTTATTAACCTCACAACTTCACAATAATTTCATATTGTGACTATTCAATTTTATTATTTTTCTCATATTTTCCTAAAAACTTATAGAAACACTCTCCACAATTGTCCATACCTGTTGAGCAACCACTATTAGGACAATTACTACCTATAAGGGTTGCAAATCTTATAAAATTATCTTTTCCCATAAATGCACACATTTGATATAAAAATTCTTCATCTTTCATATATTCAAAAGGATTTTTCATTTTATTCCCCTTTCTATTATTTCAAATTACGTATTCTTAAGTTCTGTTCTTAGCCATGTTAATAATGATCTAAGAGTTTCAATTTCTAATCTTAAATTATCCATGGCACTTATTGCTGTATAATATGAACTCTCTGCTATATCCCTTTGTAACCTTAATTCTGCAACTTTATCATTACCTTTAGATAAATCATTTATCATATTGCTTGGATACTTGTCTATATTTCTTAACTTAAGCATTTCTTTTCTAAGAGCTACTTTATAGTCATGCTCTGCTCTTGCTTTCTTTACTCCTAAAGTTTTTAATTCTGTATTACCTCTAGTTAGTGCCTGTTGACATGTTTCTATCTTTTGCATTATTTCTATTGGTGTCATATCTACACTTCCTTTAGTATCTTTAAATCTATTTCAGGATATCTAAGTTTAAATTGTTTGTATGTTCTTTTCCATTGCTCGCTTTCATAACCTTTAGTGTCCTCAACTATATATGTTCCATCTTTATTTAAAACTAAGAAGTCTGCACTATAAGTAATTGCTCTATTCTCTCCGTTACCTTCCTGTAATACAAATTGTGGTTGTAACACAAACCCTGCTATCTCTCCTGCATGAAATAATAATTTAAGTTGGCGATACCTTTTAGCTTCTAATTGACTTCTGAAAAATACTCCATCTATCCAGGTACCTTTATTTTTATATTTTTGTTTTTTCTGAGCTTTGGGTTTTTCTACTTTCTGACCTCTATTTTTTAGGTACTCCTGATACTGTTCCTCTGTCCACCTCAAAATTGACCACTCTTTCTTCTATAATTCTTTTTCATAACTTTATCTATATTACAAACTACATGATCCATATAATCAGTTTCCTTAATTCTTTCCTTATCTCTTTTTCTCTGTTGCAATAATACATAGGTTTTATTTGCTCTATCTTTATTTGACATACAAATGACCTCCCATAAGTCTTTGTATTATATCTATCCTTTCATAACCTTCTTTATAAAGCTTTAATTTCTTACTTATTTTTCTTGCTTCACTTGTAGTTGTTTCTAATCTTTCTTTTATTTCTTTTTCTGTAAAATAGTCTTTATCAAATAATTGAAACAGCCTCTTTTGCAATTCTAGCTTGTATTCTAAATTTTTCTTTTTATTCATATGTGGTCCATTATCACCTCTATGGCAATCTGGACATAGATATTTAAAATTAATATTTATATTGTCCATATATGAGGCCTGACTTCTAAAAATTATATGATGTAGTTCTACTACGTTTTTTCCACATTCCTCACAATATTTCATAATTAAACCTTCTTTCAGATTTAGTATGCTAAGGGTATAAAATTTCTCTTATACCCTTAGCTTTCTTTAGCCTAGGATATTATGTTAATATTTTGCATTCCTTTTAATTCTTCTTCTAGGTAAGCTTTTATACTTCTCATAGCTTGATTTCTCCAAGCACCGCCATCAGCCTCATACAATGCTGCTTTAGGTCCTTGTTGCATTCTGAATATAAACTTACTTAGAGGTTGTTCAATTTCTGGGAATGTTCTATATGGTGCTAATGTTACTGGATTAGGCACTACTGCTTGTCCTACACTGGCTACACCAGTTTTAATTGTTACTGCTTGAGATACCCCATCATCACCTGTGCTTTTTACTGCTTCATCTTTTATTAAGCCTGTATATTTTAATAGAACCTCTTTATCTCCTACATCCACAAAACTAGATTGAAGCATGATATTGAATTCTTCTGTTCCTATAAATCTGTCATAATAAATATTATTTGGTAAGATAGCTACTGCTTTTATATACATTTCTCTTTCTCTATCCTCATTTAAGGGACTATATAGTCTTACATCATCATGTGATTTTACTTGTATTAATAATTCACTTTGTAATCTATCTGTATTTGTTTTTATATAATCTACTAATCCTGTAAGTGTTGATACTGTTAATGTGTCTGCTAATGGTCCTGTAACCCTATCTAATCCTTTTGTTGAAAAAGTTCCTTGATCTAGTTGAATAATTGGGTCCCTTTTCTCTCCTAAATTTACTAAGTATTCTAAAGCTTCTTTATTTATCATTTTTCATTCCTCCAATTTTATTTTTATTATTTTACTAATTTGATACCTTTAAGATCTACTTCTTTTTCTTCTGCAGTAGTCACTACTTCCCCAGTTTCTTCGTCAACTCTCATAGTGCTTTGTCCTGGAATTTGCTTCTTATATTCACTGGCAAGTATTCCACCTTTTCCATCTGTACCAATTACAATCTTAGCTGCAAGTGGTTTTGTTGGAGCTAACTTAGGTTTTGCTACTATTGATACTTCTGTTAATTCTCTGTCCTCTCCACTAGCAAATGTCATATCTACAGTTAACTTTCTTTTTGTTTTATAATCTGTGTTTGGATCCGCAATGTTTTCTAACACCTCCTTTAAAGCCATATTGATTTTTTCTGCCAATGCTCCATCAGCAAAGGTTTCTAGATTAATCATCTTTTCCATAATATTGTTCTCCTTTCAGTATTAGTGTTTTATTATACTCATACACCATAGGTATAAATATGCCCATAGTTAGCCTATACCTACAGTATTTAGTTATCTAAAATACTTTACCATGCTTATATGGTCTACTCCTATTCTTTTTCATTTTCTTTTTAATCTCTTTTTCAATATCAACTGTATCTCCTAACGAAGTATCAGACGTTCTTAAAATTATATCTGCAAGCTCTTCGGCATAATTTTCTTTATCATCTTTTCTTAATGCATTAACTGCTTCTGATACTTCACTCACTATAAGCATTAATCTTTGACACATAAATGCTCTTTTTACGGCTTTAATTTCCTCATCTTCAAATTCTTTTACACACATTTTAGTTATTATATTCTGTTCTTCTTCCCAAAACCCATGATCTATTGCATTTCTATGTGCATCATTTACCATTTCTTTAATTTTTAAATTCACATAATCTTCAATACTCACTATTTGCCTAACTCCTTTAAACAGATTTTACAAATATTTTTACCTTTGAAGTTTATAACCTCTTTAGCTTCTCCACAAAATATACACGCTGGTTCATATTTTTTTAGAATTATTTCTTCTCCTTCTGTGTAAATTTCTAATGGTGTTTCATTGTCTTTAATGTTTAAAGCCTTTCTAAGCTCCTTTGGTAAAACTATTCTTCCTAATGAATCTATCTTTCTTACTATTCCTGTATTTTTCATAATTACATCTCTCCCTTATTTTTATTTAATTCATATAACATTATTTCTTTTCCTACTGCTCTTAAAGCCTTGTCTAAATCTTCAGTTATAAAATACTGCTTGGCTACTTCATCTGCCCACATATTAGCTCTTATCTTTAAATTTGATACTTCTTCCTGATACTTGTCCAATAATTCCAAGCTTTCTTGTAATAATTCCTTATAGTCCATACTTTTCTTTACACATTCCTTTAGAAGGAACTTTAAAATTGTATTTTCTTCTTTCAATGTTTGTGTTTCTTTCTCTATTTCTTTAACTAATACAGTTATCATCTTAAGCCTCCATTCTTCTATATTGCCAATCTAATTTTCCTTGCTTTATAAGCTCTTTTCTCTTCCAAGATATATTTTCTGTGCTTCTCCCTAGCTCCCAAGCTATTTCTCTATCTAATGCTCCATCTTTTTTCATCCTTATTACTGTATTTACTTCTTCATTAGTCCAAGGTATATTCACCTTTTTATTAGGTTTTAAACTTAATCTTTTTGATCTATGTCTAACACTACTTGAACTCCTATTCAAAATTTCTGCTATTTCTTTTATACTTTTTGAACTTTTCCATAAGTTTTTTAATTTTCTATCCTCTAATTCATTCCAAAATTGATGTTGTCTTTTAGGCTTTTCTTTGAAATCTTTTTTCCTTTCTATGTCTACCCAGCTAGGTTCTTTTCCTAATATGTTTCTTTCTAACTTAGAAAAATTAATTATTTCTTTATTATCCTCAGCCCATTTCCAAAAATCTTCTATTTTTATTCTCCAAAACTTTCTTGTGAATTTAACTGCCTTATATTGCGCTTTTAATCCCCTATGTTTTATCCATCTATCAACAACCACATGTGCATCTATTTTAAATACTTTTGCAAGCTCTGCTGCTGTTAATTCTCCTGTTGCTTCTAATGCACTAGAGAGACCTAATCTTCCAGCTTTAATTTCTATAGCAGTTTCACTCCTATTTAATTTTTTTGATATAGATTTAAGTGTTGTCTTACCATAACGTCTCTGTAAATATTCTTCTTCCTCCTGTGTCCATACACTATTTCTTGATTTTATATTGTATTTTTTCATCAAATACGATACTTTACTTTGAGTAATATTTAATTTTTCTCCAACCTGTTTTTGTGTAAATCCTTTTTTATATAGTATTTTTATTTTTTCTATAATCTCTTGATTATGCATCCTTAAACCTCCTATTCCTGTGGCATCTGAAATACAAAATCTCTAGTTTTTCTTTTTCCGCTGTATATTTCATCAAATTTACTACCTTCTATTATTCTTTTTTGTATTAAATCTAACACCTCTATTGCTCTTTCTTCTGTAGCATATTCTCCTAAAAAATAATGAGACCCATACACACTTAATCCATCAACCTCTATATTTTCACAATGTACTAAAACATCTTTTCCTTGACTTCTAATCCACATATTTTTTATCCCCCATTCTTTAATTTAATAATTCTTTTAATATTTGTGTCTTTTCTTTAGCCTTTTCTACTCTTATACTCTTTCCATCATTAAATACTGGAGTACACATTTCTAATAGCCTATCATAAGTTCTTTTATGATATTTTTCTTTAAGCTCTACTAAAGAAATGTTTGTAGTAACTATAATTGGTAATCCATTTCTATACCTGCTATCCAAGATGTTGTATATTTTAGTTTTGGCCCAATCTGTATCCTGCTCTGTTCCTAAATCATCTATAATCAATAAGTCTGCATTGCTCAAACTTTTTAATATAGTTTCTTCTCCTTCTTTGCCCCATGTGTTATATGTTTCTTTGATTCTATTTAGTAAACCATCTATATTTACACATATAACAGGAATCATTTTATCTATTAGTTCATTTGCTATACATGCTGTTGTATGAGTTTTACCATTGCCAGGATCACCATGAATTAATAACCCTATTGATTTTTTTTTCATTTCAGAAAATTTTGATGCATATTTAAAGCCTATATTATACATTTTCTTTGTGCCTTTACTAAAATCCCAATTATCAAATCTACTGTTCTTAAACTTTTCATCCATCAATGAATTTTTAATTATACTTTTAACTCTCAACTGTTTCTCTTTATTTTCTTCTTCAATTCTTTTAGCTTCATACTCTGCTTTTTTACATGAACACATTATAGGAACAACTCTTTCTGTACCTAATAAATTAATTACTTTTTCTATTGGTTCACCACAATTACTGCAAGTTTTTATTTTATATTCCAATACCTTCGGCTGTAAGTCGTTGCTGTTCATTAGTATTTGAGCTACTGTTTCCATCTTTTGAATTTACTCCTTTCTTTTTGATGTTTATATTATTCCAAATCTTCAATATTACTGGCTTACAATAGTTAAATGAACTTATTTTTTCACCTTTAAAACTCGGTTTATAATTTTTAAAAGCATCATCTATGCCTTTTTTAATTACATCTACAGGAACTTTTTGTAATAGTTCTTCCACTGTTTCAAATTCTTTTGGTTTAAAATTAATTGATACAATACCAGCTTTAGAACAATAATAATCTATAATTTTTTCTATGTTATTTTCTATATAAAGAAGATTATTATCTTCTTCTATATCTATATCTTCTTCTTTATCTTCTTCTGTTCCGTTACTTAACGTTTCATGTAACGTTACGCTCTTTTTAGCTTCGTTACTTCCACAAGTCTCCTCTTTAGCAGCTTCTAATAATTCTTTTTTCTTAGCTCTATGCTTTGCTACTCTTTTCTTGGTTTGTTCCCTTACTTTCTCCATACCTTCTATATTTTGATGTTTTGACCAGTTAGTAATCTTAATCAAATGATTTTCAGCTAATTCTATCATTCCAAAATCATTCAATGTTTTTAGAGCTAACCTTACTGAATTTAATGGTCTGTTAAAAATAGTACTTAACATTTCTTCTGTATATGGAACATTTTCATTTAAAAAAATGTACCCATTCGCATTTGTTTTTCCTGCCTGAACTAAAAGTCTTATCCAAATATAGTGAATTGTATCTCTTTCTGGCATGGCATCTATTAGCTTTATTTTTTCATCATCAAACATATTAGTTGTTATCTTTATCCACTTAACTTCTGCCATTGTATCAACCCTTTCTTTTGTTTTATCTATAAATAAAGTAAGACATTACTACAAAACTTCCAAAAATTATTATTGTTGCTATAAGTAAAATTACATTAGCCCAAAACTTAAACCTATACTCTTTTGAAATAGATTTTTTAGCTATTTCTAAAGCTTTTCTGTCTTCTCCTATATGTTGTTCACTAAGATAATCCATATGGTATAAAACTTCTCTTCTTTTCATTTTGCTATCCCCCAATGTATATTTTTTTACTTTTGTCCATATACTATATTGAGAAACCATTGATATGTGTGTTATACTAAGGGACAAGAGCTTTGCTGAGCTCTTATCCAGTTTTAGAGAAACATTTAACTAAGTGGGTGCTTTGCAGAGCACCTATTTTTAAAATGGAACTACTAAGTCATAATTTTCTATCTCGTATAAAAGTTTTTCTATTTCCTTTTTTATATCATCCAACTTCCCTTCCTCTACATATTTACGAATACAGTTTAGCCTATAGATTAAAGCTTCTTTATTCTTCTTATCCATAATTAATTCTCCTGATCTTGTAGAAAAGGTGCTATATCTTCACTATCTTTATTGACTTTTATTATGTCCTCTTCGGTATCTATGCTATTAACATCTACTGCATCTACATCTACATAATTGAAATTACTTAACTTTTCTTCCTTAGCCTCTGCTTTGTAATCCAGATCCAATGCCTTAGCCATTTCTACACTTTTAGGTGCATACTTAAGAACATCTAACAACACTGTTTTCTTAGCCATGCTATCAAAATTTTTGAACCATACTGAATTCTTATTAACATTACCTTTGTAAGTGTAGTTCTTTGAAAATTCTCTCGCATGATGTTCTACTCTTTCCTTAGACCATACTACAAAGTCAAATCCACCATTTTTAAGTTTATATACTGCATAATAATGAGTAACTTCATCGCTAGGAATATCTGCAGGTTTATGCACCAAAGTTTTGTGTAATCCATATTCATACTCGAATTCATCACCTTTTCTAACTTCATGAGCATATATAGCTTCATATTCTCCAGTATTAAATGCCATCTTTAAAATGCCCTTGTATCCTACTTGGAAATTAACTTCTGTTATGCCTTGTTTGTTATTTTTATAAGGTATTACATAAGCTTCTCCAAGTACTGTGTTAGGTTCTAAACCACATTGTGCACTTTGCATTAATGCACTTAAGAAACTTGTAGTATCTGCTTCCCAAAACTGTGGATTCCCATTAAATAAACTTAATGCTATTCTTGAAAATCTTTCTGGTGTCATTGTTTTACCTACTGCCTTTTTTATTTCTGGTAGCATTTTCTCTAATGCACTTTTCATTTTTTTCTGTGGTGTTAATTGAATATCTTGTGTTGTTTGTTTATTAACAACTAAACCTCCGTTTACATTAGCCATTATTATTCCTCCTTATTTGCATTTAGTAATTCTCATATTTACATACTCTGTTTGACCATTTAATACTGCTGCATAAGTAACTGGATACTTTTCTTTAAATGTCTTAGTATCTAATTTATCTCTCTTCACCTCATATCTGCTTACTTTATAAAGTCCATCTGAACCCTTTTTACTATCTCCTAGATCTAAATATATAAGTTGTTTCAATTGTTCTTTTTCTTTTTCTAAGTCTTTAATCTGTGCAACTACTTCTTTGTATTTAGTTAGTTTATTTTCGCTTATGTTAGCCTCTAAATCATTATCCAATGCTTGTTGATATAATATGTCTTTTGTTTCACATTGAAGGCCTACAGGTATCGGTGGTGCTTTTTTAAGAATATTGTTATTCCAAAAGTTCTCTCCTATTTCAAACAAAGCTTTTATATCATCATCACATCTAGGAATCACTTTCCATTTAACCTCTTTCCCTAATAAATAAATTATTAAGAAGTACTTAAGGCCTGTAATCCCCATATACCATTGACATTGGCAATAATATTCGTCTGGAATTTCTTCTCCCTGCCACATCTTTTTTAAGAACTCACTTGCTGTTTTTATTTCAATACCTATTAATTCACCTGCAGGTATTTGTTTAATTTCAGCTGTATCTCTATTTTCCCAATATGTGTAGTCTGCTTCTAATTTAGCTAAACCATCTATATTTGCACTAAAGTATTCATATTCTTTATGGATCATCATGTAAGGATACTCATATGTTTTTAACTTAATTTCAGTTTTTTTTTCAAAATCTTCTTGAACCCATTCTCTTATTAAAGGTTCCATTCTGTTACCAAACTTGGTGTGAATATTACCTTTGAATTTTTCACTTAAACCTAACTTTTCATTAAATACTGTAAGAGCTGAACCGTACTTACTAAAACCTGCAACCTTTGCTATCTCACTCCCGCCTATTGAATTGCCTCTTTGGCTTAACCATTGTGTTCTAGCTTCATCATCTTCCCTACTATCAAATATAACTTTCACATTAGGAAATAAGTTTTTATCTTCTATAAAATCCACCATATGTTTTACCTCCTATCCTATTTTCTCTATCTCAAATTCATCTGCCATAGTACTAGTTACAAAGTATTGATACTCATCATTGGACATTTCTTCAAGTAGCTTTTTCTGTGCTTTAGGATTTAAACTTTCAAATTTATCTAAACAAATTACTTTTAATTCTCCTGCTTGTGCTTTTGCGATTCTCATAGCAAGTTCTAGTTTCTCTCCATCACTTAATCCATCAATTAAAGTGTTATTTATTCTTATTAACCCTTCTGAATCTACACTTATTCCTTCTATAGGCATCTTTGCAGTTTTTAAAAGTTCTCCTGGAAGTTCTCTAGCTTTATCTATCCTTGCAGTTAAATCATTACTATATCTTTCTTTAGCTGCTAACTTGTTATCTCTAATGTCTACCATCCTATCCCATTCCCTTAAATAACTTTGCATATCTGCTATTTCATCAGCTTGCTTCTGTAAAGGTTCAATATCTTTAACCTCATTATTCTTCAAGTATTCTGCAGCCTTACCAACCCTAATTTCTTCTTTTTCTATTTCTGAATTAATCTTTTCATCTACTGCTATAACTTCTTGTTGCTCTAAACTATCTAAACCTAATAATTCTTGTTTTTTAGCTGCTATTTTATTTTCATTTATAGAAATTAATTCTTTTTGTTCATCTACTTGTGAAGCTCTATCTTTTTTAGTTACTTCTATTGATTCATTTAAACTATTTTCTAATGCTTTAACATTTGAACTATATGAATTAACTAATTCTTCTTTTCTCTTTTCATATTCTTCTTCAAGTTTTTTTAACTCATTGTTATAATTTTCAGCTACTTTATTTTCTTGAGCTACATTTTCATTAGTTAGTTCTTTTATTTCTAATTCTAATTCATGATCTGAATTATTTATAAAATCTTTAGACTTATCTATCTTGGATTTAGAAAGTTCTATAATATCTTTAATATCCTGTCTTTTCTCCTTAAATTTAAGTTGTATTTTAGATTTTTCATTTTCTCCATTAGACTTTATAGCATTAACTTTATTTTCATAATTTTCTTGTAATACCTTGGCTTCTTCTATCCAGTGATTAATCTTTTGAGCTTCTGATACTTTGTTGTAATAGTCTTGAACCTTTTTTTCTCTCCAAACTTCTCCATCATATTCTGCAGGAAGTTCATCTAAAATTACTTTTATCTGAGTTTTAAGTTCTCTAATATCTCTATTAACTTCTTCTCTGTCTTTATAATATTTAAGCTCTATAGCCTTTAAAATTTGTAATATATGCTGCTGAAAATCTATGTTATTTGGTATTTCACCAAACCATGATTTAATATCTTCAATAGACCAGCCTATCTCCAACATACTTAAAATAGATTTTGTTTGCTCTTTAATGTTCATATTTACCCAATCAAGTGGCCTAAATATATCTCCATTTATAAGACTTCTTAGAAACTTTTCTGTAGATGGTACTACACTTTCTTCTTTCCTAACTTTTAAATAATCAGCTTTTTCAGTTCTAAGTCTTCTATCAATACTCAATCCATCATCAAGTTCTATATAAATAGTTGCTTCCTCTTCACCATGTTTAACCACTTCAGTACGTCTATTCTTATTTGTAAACCCTTTTTCTATAGATTCAATTATGCTACTTTTTCCACTTCCTTTAGGTCCTTTGATAAGATTAATTTTGCTACAATCTAAGCCTAATTCTTCCAGCCCTAAAAAATTCTTAATGTTGAGCTTTTTAATTTTACTCATTTTTAAATTTCCTCCTTTATTTTTATACCTCTTCACCTCCTTGTAACTAAATCAACTAACTGTTATCGCAGTGGCCATACATTTTATTTTGGTTTGGCTCTTATCTTCGCCTACTCCCGCTCTAATTAGTTCATTTAGTTACAAGGATTTTGGTACTAATTTCAATATTCCCGCATATACATAAACTAGAGAAGTATATGCATTTTTGCTGTAGTAAATTTTTTTAAAAAGGCTTTTCAGCCTTGCTTATCTATAGTTATTCTTTTTCTAGTCCTTCTATAATTTTTTCTATAACCTCTGGAGGATACATTTCTGACAGAATCTTGGCATAAGCAGCACAAGCTTTTCTTTCTACTTCTTCTATTGTTGTATCTTCTGGGATTTTAATAGTTACTTTTTTAATTTCTGCACCTTTTGCCATGAATTTTGTTACCTCTCTTCTAGTTTTTTTATAATTTCTTCTATAACCTCTGGAGGATGTTTTTTAACTAAGGCTCTAGCTAATATTTTCATAGCTTCATCTTGTATTTCTTCCATTACTTTTGGGTCTTCTGGATAGTTCACTATAATTTTTTTAATTTTGGCCATAGTTCTCCTCCTCTCTTTACTTAGTTATTATTCATCTTATGAAAAATCGTACCTATTTGTTAAAGTTATTTTTATTTAGTGCTGTATTAGTAAATGTTCTACATCTTGTGCACTTAATTTCTAGATTTAATTCTCCTTTTAATTTATATTTAAATAACAATTTTTGGCATTTTGGACATCTAAACTCATTCATATTTTCTAACATTTCATTTTCCTCCTATTGGTTTAGTGCCCCTCATTTACCCCTTTATTTATAAATCTAAGTGATGTTTCCATACATCTGTTTTCTAAAGTTCTTACAGTGTCCTCTAACAGCTTTTTAGTAAATACTGCTGTAACATCTATACCTTTAAATTCTTTTTCTACAAGATCTAATATCTTATCTATTGTTTCTTCTCTTTTCTCTTGTGTAACAGTTACCTTTATATTTTCCACACTGTTACCTCCTAAAGGATTTTTTACATTTATGTCGAATAATACCACTTGAAAGGTGGTGAATATCATAGATACTGAACTTATATACAAATTTATTATCCCTATCTCAACTACGATATGTGGTTATATGGCTGGTATTTATCATGAACGATTTAAAGAAAAACGCTCTAAACTAAACTTAGCTTTTAATAAATTATATAATCCCTTTCAAAAGCTTATAATGAAAAAAATACATGGTGCTTTTATATTTTCTGATTTAAATACAGATTTAAAAAATAAAATATACACTATCCTCTTAGATAACTATGAATTCGCAGATTCTAAACTAAAAGTTTTAATTATAGAATTTAAATGGAATTATGATGATTATATTCAAAATAATTGTCCAAAACTTACTGATAAATCTGATTTAAATCAAATATTTCATAAACTCTCATTACACATGTCTTTTTATTACAATAAACTTTGTTCAAAACTTTATTATCCTAAGTTTAAAATCTAGATGCTTGATAGCATCTATTTTTTTCTAGCAAAATAACCGCTACCTATAAGATAAAATATTACAAATATTAAAATTAAAGTGAATACATATAATTGTTCCATACTGCTACCTCCTACTTAGTACAAGCTATCTCGCTTTTAGTTTGTTTTTCTACAAACTTATTTATAAAATATATCTGGCCTTTCCCAGTAATTTTTGGAGTCTTACTTATACTTATATGCCCATCTGAATGTGTAATAGATGTTTCCTTAACTTCAAATAATCCTAAGTCCATACTATATTGAGTTGGCATATTATAATCTGTTCCTTTTCTTCTAATTAAGTATCCGTTTTCCCTTAACCAAGCAAATAATCTTTTAGCTCCTATATCTATACCATTTTGCTTAATTAATTTTGCTAAATCTCCTACTAGAATTGATGTATGTGCAACTGATACTGCATCTGCAAATAGTACTTTGGGTTTTTGCTTTTTAAGCTGCTGCTTTTGTTCTTCATTTTCTAGTTTTAAATTTTGTACATTTCTATTAGCAATTTCTAGCGCTCTTTTCATTATCATTTCAGGGCTATTCCATGCTTTCTCTACCACTATAAAATACTGTCTTGCTTGCTTTCCTTTTTCATTTCTTTGTATCATTGCAAGCTCTTTTGCCATGTCTAATTTTATGGCATGATCTGTATAAGTCGTTTCATTACCTTGAGCTGTTAGTCTTTTTTGACTAATAGTTGCAAAGTCCTGATTTTCAACAAAACCATATTCTTTCATTCTTTCGAACCACTTTGTATATTGAGTTCCTATTTCTAAAAACTCATGTAATTCTCTACCACTTATTATCACTTCTCCATTTTTATTTTGATTAAGTGCTATAAGTTGTTGATTTTTAAAAATCTGTAAGTTACTCACCCTACATCCTCCCTTTTACTAAAGTAATTTTTTAAGAACTACATAAACTATAGTTAAATAATCTTTTGTTCTTCTTGCATTACACTATCTTCAAAAAAAATTTGTTCTGCTGGTTTTCCAAAAAAATTAGCTATACGTATCATCAACGAACCACTAGGAGTATATATTTCTCTTTCTATATTAGAAATAGTAGGCCTTGCTACTTTGAGTTTTTGTGCTAATTCCCCTTGTGTTAAACCGAATTGAAGTCGCAATTTTTTTAGTTTGTTCTTCATGAAGTCCACCTCCTTACATTTATTATTGTAATACTAGTATTACATATTGTCAAGCAAGTTATACATATATTTTTAAAATTTCATTTTAATTTTGTAATGTTTGCATTACAATAGTATTGAGGAGGTGTTAAAATGAATGATTTACAGGCTTTTTTAATAAATAAAAGAAAAGAATTAAAATTAAGCTTAAGAAATGCTTCTAAATTAATAGGTATAAGTCATTCTTACTTAAGTACTTTAGAAAAAGGAATTGATCCTAGAAATAACGCTCCTATTAAGCCTACTCCTGAAACCTTACAGTTAATCAGTAATGCATATAATACACCTTATGAATATCTTATGAAAATGGCTGGATATCTGAATTATACTTCAGATAATGGTAAGTTAACAAAAAAAGATGAAAAAGAAATAGAAAAAATACTAGATGAAACAAAAGAAAAATTAGGAAATGCAGAAGGTCTAATGCTAAATGGTGAACTTGCCACACCAGAAGCCATACAAAGTATATTAGATGCTATGAAAGTTGGCATGGAAATAGCCAAACAAAGAAATAAAAAATATACTCCTAATAAATATAAGAAAAATGAATAACTCCTGAATAATAGGACTAATGGTCAAATCATGGGAGGTATATGCATTGAATAAAATTATAAAAAATCAGGTTAATAAACTTATAAAAAAATATAATACACATAATGCTTTTGAAATAGCTGATGAATTGGGAATTATAGTTATAAAAGAGCCATTAGATGATAATATTAATGGCTTTTACCAATACTTTAAAAGAAATAGGATAATTTATATCAATAGTAAATTAGATGAGCATAATCAACTTATTGTTGCATCACATGAATTAGGACATGCTATTTTACATAGCAAACTTAATATAGTTTTTTTAGAAGAAAACACTTTCTGTGTTAAAAATAGATATGAAAAAGAAGCTAATATGTTTGCTATTGAACTCTTACTCCAAGATAAAATCTTAAATCAATATATTGGATATACATTAGAACAAATTGCTGTTATTGAAAATATTCCATTAGAACTTCTCAAACTTAAATTTAAAGTTTGATTATTTTTTAATCATCTCAGAAATATTTTCTATTTATGTATAATGTTGAAATAAGTCTAATTATGTAACATTCGACCATTAAGAGAGCCTTTGAGCACCTGTCCATTAAAATAAATTTACTTATTTATCGAAATTAGATTTAATATGTAATTTATGGTATTATATACTATATACTATTTACAAGGAGGTTTATATATGAAAAAACCATTTTATACTGAGGAAGGACTTTTATTAATGCTTGCAATCCTTTCTATATTTTTTCAGCCATTATCAATACTATGCGTTATTATAATTATAATGAAAATTCATTATAATAAAAAAATGGAAAAACAATTAGAAGAAACTACTAATAACAAAATTAAAGATGTGCAAAATAAATTAAATGAATTAGATAATAAAATTCTAGACAAGCAAGCTGAAGACAATTCATTAAATTTAAAACTTGAAACAATTCAGTCTAAGCTTAAAGACACAAATATGATTATTAATAAAAAAGAGGATAAAATCAAACAATATGAAGAACAATTTAATATTATGAAAAATTTCAAATCATATAAAGATTTAGAAAAAGAATTAACTACTTATGAAGTAGGTGTATTTAAAAAACAATATGACTTTGAAATATCAGAAGAATACAGTGTAAAACTTAAAGAGATTCGAAAAAAGCAAGCTGATTACATTAAAAATGGAAATGCAATAATAATAAATTTAAGTGAGTTTATTGAAACATTAGAATTAAACAAATCAACTCGAAATAAATTTGTTAACTCTATTAGTAAACTTGTATTAAGAGCATTTAATAATGAATGTGATGCAGCTCTTTCAAAAATAAATAGTAACAATATAACTAATATAAGAAACCGTATAGAATCTTCTTTTAACCAAATAAACAAACTTTCATCATTATTTGCAGTATCTATACATAGCGATTACTTAAAACTTAAAATAGAAGAGCTTCAGCTAGCATTTGAATATGAAGTTAAAAAACAAGAAGAAAAAGAAGAACAAAAAGCACTTAAAGAACATATGCGTGAAGAAGCTAAAGTTCTAAAAGAAATTGAAATAGCTAAGAAAAAAATTGAAAAAGAAGAAACTCATTTTACCAACGCTCTTGCTGATGTTAAAAATAAACTTAAAAATGCTAATGATACTGAAAAAGAAAATTTACTAAAAAAACTTGAAGAATTAGAAAATAAAATAAAAGAAATAGAAGAAAATAAAAAGGATATACTTAATAGGGAACAAAATACTCGTGCTGGATACGTATATATAATTTCTAATATAGGTTCTTTTGGTGAAAATGTTTATAAAATAGGTATGACTAGAAGACTTAACCCAATAGAAAGAATTTCAGAATTAAGTAGTGCATCAGTACCATTTTCATTTGACGTCCACGCTATGATATTTAGTGAAGATGCTCCTACGCTAGAAAATTCATTACATAAAATTTTTGAAAAATATAGTGTAAATAAAATCAATCTTAGAAAAGAATTTTTCAGACTTCCACTAGATAAAATTGAACATGAAGTTAAGAAAAATCATAATGCAGTAGTTAAATTTACCAAGTTAGCAAAAGCAGAAGAATATAGGCAAACTTTAAAATTAGAACAATCTGAAGAAGTAGAATCTGCATAAAAGCTCATATTTTATGGGCTTTTATTTTATACCTTATTTTGCATATTTACCTTTTAAGTTAATAAATATAAAATTGTATATGAGGTGATTACTTATGAAAACAATAGCTATATATGCTCGTAAATCTCTTTTTACAGGTAAAGGCGATTCTATAGGAGCACAAGTAGATACTTGCAAAAGATTTATAGATTATAAATTTGCTAATGAAGATTATGAGATTAGAACATTTAAAGACGAAGGTTGGAGTGGTAAAACTACAGATAGACCTGACTTTACTAATATGGTAAATCTAATTAAAAGTAAAAAAATAGATTATGTAATAACTTATAAACTAGATCGTATAGGGAGAACTGCAAGAGATCTACATAACTTTCTATATGAATTAGATAATTTGGGTATTGTATATCTTAGTGCTACTGAACCATACGATACTACAACATCTGCTGGTAGATTTATGATTTCTATATTGGCAGCTATGGCACAAATGGAAAGAGAAAGACTTGCCGAAAGAGTTAAATCTGGGATGATACAAATAGCTAAAAAAGGCAGATGGCTTGGTGGTCAATGTCCTTTAGGATTTGATTCTAAAAGAGAAATTTATATTGATGATATGGGTAAAGAACGTCAAATGATGAAACTAACCCCAAATAAAGAGGAAATAAAAATTGTTAAACTTATATACGATAAATATTTAGAAATGGGTAGTATGAGCCAAGTAAGAAAATATTGTTTAGAAAACAGTTTAAGAGGTAAAAATGGTGGTGATTTCTCTACAAATACACTTAAACAATTGCTTACTTCTCCTATCTATGTAAAAAGTTCCGATAATATATTTAAGTATTTAGAATCACAAAATATAAATGTCTTTGGGATTCCCAACGGTAATGGAATGTTAACCTTTAATAAAACTAAAGAAATAAGAATAGAAAGAGATAAATCAGAATGGATCGCTGCAGTTGGAAAGCATAAAGGCATTATTGATGATAATAAATGGTTACAAATCCAACAACAATTACAACAACAATCTGAAAAACAAATTAAAAGTTCTGGAAGACAAGGTACTACATCTACAGGTTTACTTTCTGGAATTATAAAATGTGCAAAATGCGGTAATAACTTGCTTATAAAAACTGGCCATAAAAGCAAAAAAAATCCTGGAACTACCTATAGTTATTATGTATGTGGTAAAAAAGATAATTCTTATGGCCATAAATGTGACAATAAAAATGTCAGAACAGATGAAGCAGACTCTGCTGTTATAACTCAACTTAAATTGTATAATAAAGAATTACTTATAAAAAATCTTAAAGAAGCTTTAATTAAAAATGAAAAAGCTGATACACATAATATTGAAATATTAGAGAGTAAGCTAAAAGAAAAAGAGAAAGCTGTTTCCAACCTTGTGAAAAAGCTTTCCCTTGTTGATGATGAAAATGTCTCCAATATAATTTTAAGTGAAGTAACTAACATTAACAAGGAAATTAATGATATTAAGTTACAACTTTCTAATGAAACTTTAAAAATTAATGAAGTGACTAAAGCTACCTTAGACACAGAAATATATATAAAAATATTAGAAAACTTCAATAAAAAAATAGATGATATTACAGATCCTATAGAAAAAAGAAATCTTTTAAAAAGTGCTTTAGAAAGTGTTGAGTGGAATGGCGATTCTGGAGAGTTTAAAATTAACTTAATAGGTTCTAAAAAAAAATAG